TTTGCCATTTCTTTCAATGACTCGTCTTTGTACCAAGGACGAACTTCTGCCAAGATAGGGCAACTGTTAGGTTCGTACATGTCGTTACATGGGACTTGAACAATAACTTGCTTCATGTTAGAATCACCTTTAACACCATTGAATGGCAATTTGATGATTTGTTTTTCTACCCAGAAGTAGGTGTTGTTTGGGTCCGCATCTGGTAAGAAACGAATGGTAGCTGTTGTACCTTCATCCATGTTCCAGTGGGGGTAAACTGAGTTATCTGATTGGGCGTTTGATTTGCCTGAAGACTTGTTTTCTTGCGCTGCAAGACGAGCGCGGATTTCTGCTAAAGATGTTGCCATAATAAATTTTCCTTATATAAATTGAGATGGTCTCTTTTTTAAATTCGCCACTACCTATTAGTGACTAACACAAGTGATAGTATAGCAGACTATTCTCTTATGTCAATAGTATTTATGCCAGATATGGCAAACCTCACATTTTTGTGAGGTTTATTTTCCCTTATTTGATTAGTCGTAGAATCTTCATTAGTTCGTCTGATTCGTCAACCTTTTCTGGTTCAGGTTCTTTAGCCTTCTCTTGCGCCTTAGCTTTCTCTCCGACACGCTTTACCATTTCTTGATAGTCGTCATCGTAATCGGCTTCATCTTCGTCTTCATCTTTGGCTTCTGACAAATCTTCCATGTCATCATCAGAGAATTGGCTCTCAATGATTTCATTCGCCCAATTCTCAAACTGTGAAACTTCTCTCATGGATGCGTCCTCTGTTACGTTCTTACTAAGTTTGCCTAAGATTGGCATAACTGATTCGATACGAGGATCAAGTGAACTAGACATAAACATTTCTGATAAGTCAGCTTGTTCTTCATCTTCCATCAAAGGAGGTGTCCAAGATTCAAAGTAATTAGTATAGCCCTTTTTACCTGCCATCTTGTGAAGTGTTTCACGTAAGCCTTGATAATGATTAATGCCTTCAGCTACAATACGCTGTGCTGATTCATTGAACTGCGCACCACGAGTAGCACGAACAAATCCTGCCATCTTTGAGTATTCTTCGATTAAGCTAGTGATGTGATGACCACGCTCATCGTACGGTGTTCCACCTTCCGCGATATGTCTAGCATATACACGTGCTAAGCCAGGCTTAGTTGTCGGTGCTAAGAAACGCTCACCTTGAGCATTCTCAATGAAAATCTTTGCAACGTTGCGGTAACGTTGTTCACCTTCTTCAATAGCTCTGCTGTGCTGAATGACAATCTTACATTCAGGAATGTTGTCACTGAAACTCTTTGTCTTGCCCATTGGGTAGTAACCCTCGTCAAGTTTTTTATTGTGTGCTCTTTTTGCCATATCGTATTTTAACCTATCCATATAACGTGTGTCGAAACTCAATTGGTTGTTATGTGAAAACAATGATAGTTTCTTTAATAAAGCATGCCATGATTCGCTGTCTGCTGATCCGCCCTTTGGACTAGATTCAACATCCTTGCCATAGTACACAATCAATTGACGTAAGCCGTCAATCGTAACTGTGACTTTTCCGTAATCTACATCGTCCTTGACAAAGTTGAATTGGAATACTTCTGCTTCTTCAGGAACTGGCATTTCCTTACCAGAACTGTCAAATAGTACAGGGTCGTAACCTCTGCTTTGCAGGAATGAGAATAAGCTGTTGTTTAGTGAATCTTGATTTTTTGGCATTTTTATTATCCGATAATGTATTTATCAACCCAGGATTGCAAAGAAGGGTAAAGGCATCACTATATCGTCATGGTCTCGCATCTGTTCTTCTAAATTGTAGTGGAAATCGCTTAATTGCTGTAAAATACGCACTACTAGCAAACAGGCCATTACCAAGTCATCAGTCTCACCGATTTTTGCTTGGAAACTGTTGCCCAGAGCAACAAAGCTCTTTAGCTCAGTAATCAAACTATGACTGTGAACCTGCATCTTCTTTGATTCTAATAACGTTTTAAACTTAGCACACGCTGTAATCTTGGTTTTGTGACTAGTATTGAAGCCTTTGCGCTTCTTTCCGGGCTCTGAGATAAAGATACCGGGTATATTTGCTTCCCCATACTCTGCAAGTGAGACTAACGCGGCTTCACCGATAGAGTTATTTTCAAATGAGTAGTATAAGTTGTTAGGTTCATTCGTACACTCTACAATGTACTTGTTGATTTGGGCAACCAGTTTAATTTGACTAGGTATATCAGTCTTATTATGTTTCCACTCACCGATTTGTGTAGTAGTACTAGCTTCGAAGATTTGAATAGCAGCGTTGTCGCCACCTGTACCTAGAGAAGGATCTAAACCTACTACGTAGATATTACCCTTCTCTGGTTTCTTGTACCAACGTATTTGTCCTTGTCTAAAACTAGGCTCGACCCCGGACATATCAATCAATGTGTTTGGATTAATTAGTGTCTCGTCAGCAATCAAGAATTCACAACCGATTTCTCGACGGAATCTATCTTCACCTAACTGAGCCTTCATTTGCTCTGCCCACGCATCATCACGGTCGGGATGTTCTCTCCAGTCAGACTTGTATGCTTTAAAGCCGTTAACGCCTAACTCTGTTTTATTACCGAATGCATCCTCACACTTGTTAGCTTGCTTCCAGATTAAAGCAAACTGGTCTTCGTCTGAGTTAGGAGTTGAAGTGATAATCGCTTTACCACCAGTAGATAGAGTAGGAGTGATAGCAGTCCAGAACTCTTTCGCAATACTTGGTCGAACGAACGCAAATTCGTCTAGGTATAATAGTGTAATAGACATACCACGACCTGTGTTTTCAGTAGTTGTTGCTGAAACAATACGTGAGCCGTTCTCAAAGTCTAATGAGCCTTTGTTGTATGTTGTGACACCTGCTTTAATATGGTCAGGGCAGTTCTCGTATGCATAGCGCACACGTTGCATAATTTCTTGAGCACCTGTATATTTGTGTGCCGCAATTAGAATCGTTGAGTCAGGTACAAACATAGCGTACCACAATAGATATCCAGCAGCACTTGTTGACTTACCTGTTTGTCGAGGCATCAATGAGATTGAGTAACGATTGTTGTGATAGTTTTCAATCAATCGTTTCTGATATTCGTACGGGTGATAGTTCATCGATCCTTTTGTAGGATGCTGAATCATAAAGAAGTTATCCATGAAGTACATTGGACCTGTGTTAGGGTCACAGCACTTGATAAAGTCGTTTAATTCTTTCTCGTCGGCAAACTTCGTTTTCTCGTACGGGTTTTTGATTAAGGTAGGTGTTCCGCTCATAATTTTATTTAGTTAGTATTTTTTGGTTAATATGGTTTCTCACCAGTGAGTGTAGTTTTACTAAACCACAATCTGAACCATTCATCTGTGCCCGGTTTGATATTTCGTTCACGTTGTATCTGTCCTAAATTCGTTGCGTAAGCACTAGTGTTCTCACCGTAGCTAGGTTGATTATCTATCCCTGCTAGTTTCTTTAGGTCGCCCAACTCATCAACGTTTTGCGCAGGTATGGAAACGGACTTGAGTTTATCAAATCCGTTCATTAGTTGTGCTTGTTTGAATGGGTCGAACGTCATCAACTATTTATTTGATATCTAGCGGCCTTTGTTTTGTAACAGAGATAGCAAAATACTTTTCCTTGATAGACTTTGATTCACCTTCTGGTGTTGTTACTGTCACATCAAACTCTAAATTGTTGAACTTGTCAATGTTAAATCCAGTTCGTTCAAGCAATGCAATCCATTGAACCATACCCAAAACACTGTAGTTACTAGAAACAAATTCATGCTTACGTTCGCATTCGGGTGCAGGTACTTCAATGTACATTTTACCAAACTGACGCAAAATACGATTGTATTCAGTCAAACTTAGAATAGGATATGGACTTTGTTGTAAAGTGTGACGTAAGAAAATGAAATCAACGCTTTCATCATGGAACCCATCTGTTTGTGGCAAGAAGCTAGGGTCATGAATGCGTACATCGTGTCCTTTTTCTTTACAAATCTTGGCATCGTTTTCACTGAGAGTAGTGCCCACTACATTAGTGAATCCTCGTTCTTTCATCTCGTCCAAGAAGTAACCTACGCCGCAGCCAATATCTACGATAAAACCATCTTTACGTAAGTTTAATGGTTCAACATAATTAGGTACGATTTGCTTGGTTAATGAACTGTGAAGTTTTGACTCTCCTTCGTCTGCTAAATGGCTAGTGTACAACCATTCGTTATAGAATTTGAGTTTAAGTAAGTCTAGGGTGTTGTTAATGTCAATCATACTTCTATTTACAGACAGAAGTATAGGTTGAAAATTTTTATTTGAAGCCTTTGAAGCCAGTTACAGGACTGACTTTGTGAGTATCTTCTAGTTCTTTACTAGCCATGTCCCCACTGTTTACGTCAGTATATTCTGCACCGACTGCTTTGTATGCTTGTTTAAGCATATCTTGTTCTTCTTTGGTGTATGGATGAGTTGTTTTCTTTTTACCTACCCAACTTTTAGCCTTCATATCTAACGGGGTTTTACCATCTGCTCCAGCAACTGCCATGCCCAATCTATAACCAGTGTAATCCCCGCTTACGTGCTCACTATCGCCATATGTGTTCAAGCCCTTTGTAGGCTCTTGCTGTCTTTTAGAAATTTTCTTTTCACTAGACTCACTGATGAATTCGGTTGCTCTCATATTATGTATTTATCGTGAACTTAATTGAGTGCTCGATATCTTGATTGAACATAGGATTCACCATTACTCTTACATTGCCGTAACCTACATCAGCATTATATCTAGTGATAGGTGCTCCTGAGAACAATGTACCGAATGCCGAGAACTTAACAGCAATGTTTGACGTTGCTTTCAATACTTCTAAGGTTACTTTCTGACTGTTAGTGTCAACTAAGCTGCGTGAAGTAATTTGAAATGTGCCATTGTCAAAATCTGAAACTGGTAACTCAAATACTACTTGGTTAGTTGAGTTATCATTTGTAATGACTGTGATAGTTCCGCTAGAAGAACCGTTGACTACTAATGATCCTGATACGTTTACGTTACCGTCTGCATTTACGTTCTTAACGTTGATGCTTGCATTCTCTGGTTCTAACCCTCCGATAGCGGGGAATGACAATGTGTTTAAGTCAGTTTGAGCAATGGATACGTGACCGATAGAGACACCAGTAGTACCTAAATAAAGATGAGCAAAACGCTGTACGTCTGAGCCTAAATCAAGTTCATTGTCCCTCAGTGGAATCGTGTCGATATTAATATCAAGTACGCCGGTAACTTGATTGTATACAAGGTTAGCGTCACCTTTAGACAAACCGTCATAAATGTATTGCACTGCACCTTCAGGTCCGTTCGGGGCGAGACTTGAAAGATAGTTGAAGTTATCATTAATCTTTGCAAAGGCAACTCTGAGCGGGTCACCGCCGGCATCGTTAGGTACAATACCTATATCAACTTGATTAACTGTGGTCATAGTTTAGATTCCAATATCATGTATTTATCTGTAGCGAAGGAACATTTTGGGTATAAATAGTAGACTATTTAAGGAGCATTTATGCGTAAATTTCTATTAGGATTGTTGTTAGTTGTATCAGCATCCGCACAAGCATGGGACCAAAGAGCCCCTCTACCCGTTCAACAATGTCAAGTCCATAGTCCATATGGGTTTGCAAACACACAGCGTCAAGTAAGTGCAATTTGCCGAGAGGGCTATCTAGTCGCTTATGACGCACCAGTTAAAATTCCGGCTTATGTAGCGTATACATTAAAGCCTGAAAACGCATTAGGTTGCTTTCCCAGAACAAACGCCTTCGTGGCTGACCAGTCTTTAAATGGCACAGGTGCAAGACCTGATGACTATGCTGGTACAGGATACGACAAGGGACACGCGGCGCCGGATGGTGACCTATCTTACACCCAGCAAGTGGAATACGAGAGTTTTTTAATGACAAACATGTATCCACAGCATGGAAGTCTAAACCGTGGAATCTGGAAGTTACTGGAAACTTCAGTACGTGGTTGGGCAGTACAAACGAACCAAAGCTATACGATATTCGTTGGAGCTATGTATGGCGCTGGTGATGAATTCATTGGCAAGAGCAAAGACGTTATCGTTCCTCATGGGTTCTACAAGATTGTTATCAACAATCAAACAGGACAAGTTGCAGGTTGGAGATTCCCTCACACTAAGCCATACGTTAACTTAGGAAATGATTTGACTAAGTTCCGTGTGCCAGTTGCCGACATTATGAAAGAAGCAGGGGTTCAGTATATGTTCCCAGCAAATGCTAAAGAGTTAGCTCCGGGAACTGAATGGCCAGTAAACTTTGGCGCTTTAACGAACGCTAAACGTGCCAAGTGCAAAGGTGCAGTTGACGAGTAATTACTTGCCGATTTTGTCGAAGTTGATTTTGTTAATTTGATACCATTCAATCCACGTATCTGACTTAACTGCACATTCGTAGTAAGTTGAATAGTTGATTGTGATTGTCTTGCTAACATCACTTAATTTTGCCCCGTCTTTGAGTTTTTCAAGGTCGGGGCATTGTTCCATAGCTCCAGCCTTAACAGGTGCTTCGGGGAACTTAGGTATGACAGGTGGAGTCGTGCATCCTGTCAATATAAACACGATAACTAGCATGATTACGACAAAAGTAAAGATACCCTTGAACATTTCTTTAGGATCGTAGTTCATTTTGCTTTCTCCGCTGAATCATTGTGCGCTTTCACAAACTCTTTTGGAATTGCACAAGTGTTATCATACTTCTTAACTTCACGGTCGATATAACGAGTGATGTATTCTTTCTTGACCTGAATCTTTTGCTTTGTAGCAGTAGCTTTCTTTGCTAACTTGTCGTTCAATTCTTTGTTCTTCTGCTCGTATTCTGCGGTCTGTTGCTTTGCTTCTTCGATTCGAGTCTGCATGACATTGTAATCATATAATGCCCCTTCAAGGAATGTGGCAGCAGCAAATCCAATTACACCTGAGATTTTAAGCATCAGTGCGTATCTCTTAATCAACTTAGCTTTACCAAAGGCAAAGCCAAGAATAATCGAAACTATGCTAAGATAGAATAGTGAATGGAAGACCCAAGATGGTGTAATTTCAAAGATGAACATGCTCTTATTTATTAAAATATGAGGAGTTCTTTAGCCAATCATAGTAGATTTGAAAGCCTTCTTCTACGTCAACTTTAGGGTCGAATCCAAAGTCTTGTCTGGCTGCATCAATATTCAATGCTCCCCTGCTAGGGAAGTCTAAATCACGTTCGCCCACTTCAATTTCACCTTTACCGGCTACGTTCACAGCTAGTTTGGCTGCATCAAGTAAACTGTGACTATGTGATTTAGTTATATTGTAGGTTTTGTTTTCTGTGTTATCTGATAGGGCAGCGGCAACGATTCCATCTGCGGCGTCGTCAACGAAGGTGAAGTCGAGGGTTTCGTCAGCTCCATTGACTCTAAGAGTATCGCCCCGCATAGCGCGGAGTATGAACTTGCTGATGACGCGGTCTTCAACGTCAAGTGGACCATATACAGCAGAGGGGCGTATAATAGTATGAACAAGATTAGTACGGCGAGTATAATCTTTGACAAGCCATTCGCCTGCGAGTTTGAGGATTCCATATTGCCCTTGTGGTTTGCAGTCATAGTCTTCTTTCACATCGTCTTTGAAATCACCATATACCATTGACGAACTGATATAGATGAACTTACGCACATCATAAGTGTTGCTTGCTTCTAATAAGTTGAGTAGACCCTCGCTCATTACCCGACTACCCATCGCTGGATCGTTGTTAACTACTTTCTGTCTAGGGAAACTAGCGCAGTGAATCACAATCTCAGGTTCTTCGATATGGAAGATGGAACTTACTTTTCGTGCGTCTGAAATATCAGCAGTGTAAATGAAGTCACCTAATTGAATCTTCTTCTTTCGTTCTGCTAGTAGATAGTCAATTTGGTCTTGAGGGATAATCCCGTAGTTCGTCTGATTGTCGATGATTGATACTTGGTGACCTAAGTCTTGTAGTCTCTTAACTACGTTGTGTCCAATAAGACCCAAGCCACCTGTTACTAGAATGTTCATTCAAATTTCAACTTATAAAATGTTAATTGTTCTGGCGTCAAGTATGCTTTGATAGAATACATATATCCGTATGTGTTATTATCGAACCTACGTAACCACATAGGTTCTGGATTACTATGCTTCATAACATACTTGCCTGCCTCTGTTTGTTGCCACTCATAGATAGGCTGTGAAACAAACAAGTCAGGGTCTTCACAGTCCCCCATGCGAATTTGCTTCACAATATATTCCATGTTAAACTGCCATGTTTGCTTTAATAGAGTCCATTGACTTGTAATTTTTCAATTGGATATCGTCCATATCGAATTGGTCAATGTCGTTCACTGCACTATTCAATTCTAATGTAGGTGCTTCCATTGGAGTTCGAGTTAGTTGCTCTTTAACTTGAGTCACGTGGTCTTTGTAAATATGAGTATCACCTGTCGATATAACAAGCTCACCTACACCCATACCACATACATGTGCAATCATGTGAGTTAACAAAGCGTAACTAGCGATATTGAACGGGAGACCCAAGAACACATCAACACTGCGTTGATACATGTGGCAACTTAGTTCGTTGTTCTTGTTTACGTAAAATTGTGACATAACGTGACAAGGTGGCAACGCCATTTGGTCTAGTTCACCTACATTCCATGCGTTGATAATGTGTCTACGTCCATTAGGATCTTTCTTTAGACCTTCAATGAGGTTTTTGATTTGATCCGTTTCTTTAACGTGAAACGAGCCGCCCCTGTTGTATTGACTGCCGAAGTCGTCTTTGAACGTTTCTTGCTTGTGAGCGACTGGGGTTTGCCAGTGACGCCATTGAACTCCGTATACTCGTCCGAGGTCACCTTCAAACTTGGCTTTATGCTTCCAATACGGCGCAAGTGCATTTGGCGTCCAGATAGTAACCTTTCCTTCGGCAGTACCATGGGTGAGTTCTGCCAATCTACGTTCATCACTAGAGCCCTCAAGGAACCAGAGAAGCTCACCTTTGCAAGCACGCCAAGCAAGTTTCTTAGTAGTGACTGCGGGAAAGCCCCTACGCAAATCAAAGCGAAGATTACGTCCAAAAACACTAATGGTGCCCACGCCAGTTCTATCATCTTTTTCTTCTCCGTTATCTAAAATATCTTGTAATAAATCTAAGTACTGTTTCATTTTCTTTTCCAAATTTCATAAGAGTGGTCGGCAAAATCTTCTTTCTGCCAACACATAAATTCTTTTTCTAATTTTACTATATCAATGAAAGTATCGCAAGTGTATTCGGTGAAAGCTCTTGAAACATGTATCTCGTCAATATAGTCCCAACATGTTTCAATCACTTTAGCACCACCGATGACCCAAGCATCTGATACTGAACTTAGATACACTGGATCGGTTAATGTAATTGCACCATCAAGAGGAGCATGTGAGAACACATAATTGGTTCTGTTTGGTAAGGGCTTCTTTGGTAGACTGTCCCAAGTAGCACGACCCATAACAATACTCTTGCCGGTCGTTAACTCCTTGAATCTAGGTAAATCGCCCTGGAGGTTAGTCCAGGGCAATGTACCATTATAACCAATTCCTCCTTTAGGATCAAAGGCTATAATTAACTTCATAATTTTCCTAATAGATTGTCTGTGTGTGGTTGAACTGTATTCGCAATCGATTCTAAATCTAAAATAATTTCTATGTTTACAATCAATGGGTCAAGCTCATTTAATTTTCTACTTACAACTTCTTCAATTTCTTCCGTACATAAACTTTGTTTGTATAGATTTTGTATGTTAATAGTATGCTGTTTCTTGCCTACTAACTTAACGACAATTTTTCTAATGAACTCAGGCGGGACCGGGGAAGTTGTCTTATCCACACCTTCAAGTACGTGAGACCACTTACTCAAAAAATCAGGTGTCATGTTACGCCGTTGCTGTTGCTTGTACCTTTGGTGGTCGACCACGTCCTCGTTTTACCGGTTCTGCGGGTGCTGTTGCAAGAGGAACTCCTGTCATTTCTGCGGCTTCGGTCATCAAGCGTTGTGCTTCTGCTAACAAACCCTTTGCTTCTGCTTCCATGCGTTGAGCTTGGCTACGTAAATTGTTTGCGATTTGGTCATCAGCTAAAATACCTTGTGCAGGTGTTGTCACTGGTGGTGTGTTACGCATTGCTTTTGCAACCTCAGATGGTTTAGTACCCTTCGTTGCTTGAGCATCCATTTCAGCTAATTTCTTAGTGGCGTTTTCTGCGCCAGCCATATCATCTAAAATTTTGTTCAACTCGGACAAGTTGATTTTAGTAGTTGTGTTTGGTGTCATCGTAACTTGTTCAGTTTGAACTTTACGCAACAAACCTTGCTTGTGCAAAACTTGCAAAATGAACTTACCGTCGTCTGTGTGAAAGCGGTTCAATGCGTCTGCAAGATTTTCACTTGCTTGTCCAATTTGACTTTCGATGCACTTCATCATTGGGTCATGGATGTGACGATTCAATGTCTCAGTATAAACTACCAAACACATGTGTTCTTCGCCTGGTAGCTCTCTGAAAACGATTGCTACTTTTCTATCACCATGTTTACCTACATGTCGTAAAAAACTCATATTATATCTCCTTATGCCATTCGGCTAGTGATATTTACTATGAGTTTAGAACAGTGAATTATTTCCTGAGTGTCCTGACCAGCGCAATTCATACATCATTGCTTCACCGCTATCTTCAAAATAGAAATATTGGGAAAAGTCAAGTACGGCATTGGATGATTTCATATCAGTCGAGACACAAAATCTACCTTGCAATTTGGTAAGAACCCATTGATATGATTCATCAGTACGTGGTGTACTAGCTTTAACAAAATGTCTGGGGACAGTTAATGTTTCTCGGGTCCCGAACCAAGCGATTGGGTTAAGTTCTTTCATTATCTTTCACCAAATTGTACACCGTGATTACTTTATCCACTGCATCTTTTAATGCATGATTCGTTTTTGCAAGTCTACGAATCTCGCCCCACAGCTTATCTTCCATTAATTTTTCATGTAATGATTTTATTTTTGGTGATTCGTAATACAATTCACGCTCACTCTCACCAGGAAGACGGCGGTAAATTGTATTACCACCGTCTGGACTCTCATACACATATCCATCGTTAATGGGTATGTTAATCGTCACTTTTTCGCACACCATCAAGCATGTACTTTAGGAACCAATAGAAAGCATATATCATGCCTCCCAATAGAACCAAAGCAATAACAATACCCACAGTCTCGCCTAGAACTTCAAACATACTCATTCCTTATTCATCGTAGAGTGCGAACTGACCGAATGGGGGATGCGGGTCCTTATCTCCGTGAATGATCCAAGTAGTATCGCAGTAGTCAGGATCACCCCAAGAGCCACAAGGGTAGCCGTCAGTGAAGACAATCAAACGCTTGGGCACATTGCCGACTTCTTTCAAGTAGTCAAAGATAACATCGAAGTCAGTACCACCGCCACCTTGAGGTTCGTAAGAATCAATCAAGTCCATATTCTCAGATGTAAAATCTTGAGGATTGTAATAGTCAGTATCAAAGCAGAAGATGTGTACTTTGTAGCCATCGAATGCATCCATCATGCCGCCAACTTCACCCAAGAACGCTTGCGCTTGCTTGTCTGAAATAGAGCCTGACATGTCGATTGCTACAACAACGTCAATTTCTTCACCGGGTGTCATACCTGGCATAACTGCATCCATGTGCCAGCCCCGACGACTTGGACGCATCCAAGAGTAGTCAGTACGAATAGCACTGGTCAAGTTAGTCTGAATCAATTCACGCCAAGGCATGACTGGGTCAGTGACATTTCGAACAAGACGCTCAACACCTAGAGGCAATGTACCTGCTTCTGCTGATTGTGCGGCGTTGATAATCGCCTGCTTCATTTCTTGACGAATGCGGTCTTTTTCTTCTTGTGTGAGTTTAGGACGACCCTTACCTGGGCGGTCACCATCTTCACCATCACCGTCATCACCTTCGCCATCCATGTGCTCGTCTAGCATTTGGTCAATCAAGTCGTCCATGCTAATCTTCTGAGCATTCTTCATCAAGTCATCATAGACTTCTTCTGCTGGCTTGCCGTCATATTTTTGCTCATACAAGCAAGGTACAGTAGTGATGAACTGACCCACTTTGTGACGCTTCAAGTCTGCGTTAACACAGTAGTCATCAGCAATGTTCCAGATTTGAGGGTCACGATGATTGCGGCGACCCATATGGTCATATACAACGTGCAACACTTCGTGGGCTACTAAGAATTCAACTTCTTTCGGCTTCAACATCATAATGAAGCGGCTGTTGTAATAGAACGTTTGACCGTCAGTAGCCGCTGTGCCACACCACTCGTCTGCGTTGACAAGTTTCATTCGTGTAGCTAAGTTACCAAAGAATGAATGACGTAGCAAGAGACCGATACGTGCAGACACTAGACGCTCACGTGCATCGTGGTCTACTTTTGGGTCTGTGGGACCTACAAGATTGTCGAACTTTTTGTTACGAGTTTTCTTAGATGATTTGTCGAGAACTTCGCTCATGTTTACTCCTGTTTAATGACTATATTATAACACAGGTCTGATTAAATTGCAAGCCCGCGGAAACCAGCGTCAAATGCGATCCTTGCGTAGGGCAATGCCGCATCAACCTTGTACAATTCCATTCCAGCATCCTTACTGATTCCTTTGGTTCGGCAGCGCATACCAAGTGAATAGAAGTACATTTTACCTGTCAAAATCTTTGTAGCCATTTTATACCTTTAAGAAAAAAAGGGTGAGCATAATATTACACTCACCCTTAAAGTGCCTTGCGACACTAGGGAGTCAATCGTTAAATTGACAAACTTTATTAGTTACCGGCGTCAACGATGTACTTGCCGTACTTCTTGTGGAACTCGTCAAAGTTCTTGAGTTGACTTGGCTCGATTGGGAGTTGATATGTCTTCAACGCAATCTTAGCACCCATAACGACCAACTCTGTTTCAAAGTTGTCCATCATGTACTGAATGAAGTTATATGCCATTTCGTGGAACTGTTTGTTGTCCACTTTCTTGTTAGTGATAGCATCTTTCAATTCATAGCACATTGAAATTGTCAATGAGTACATTGCCGAGATTTCTTTCACAGACAAAGTTTTCACTTTACCAGAAAGAATGTCTGCTGGCTCGGGCATCTTGCCTGCAACTTTGCGGTGAGCCATAAACTTAACAGCAAGACCATCACCAACTGCACCTGCGACCAAGTTAAACAATGAATCACTATCAATGTTATCTTCGTCATTCAACAAGTCGGACACGAAGCACCATGAGCGTGGTGTAGCGAATGCACGTGATGAAGACTTAGCATCAAAGTCGTACATGTCTTGCTTTGCAAAAGACAAGTAACCAACAACGTCTTTGTGAATGTTTGCGTTAACAGCCCACAATTGCCAAGAAGCAAAGTCAGGGCGCATTTCTAAGTGAACGAAACGATTAGCGAGGGGCATTGGCATGCGATATGTCACACCTTTGTCACTGTCGCGGTTACCGGCTGCAATGATAACAACGTTATCTGGCAAACGATACTTACCTACACGACGGTTAAGAATCAACTGATAACCTGCAGCCTGAACAGCTGGGGGTGCTGAGTTCATTTCGTCCAAGAACAAGACCACTGTCTTAAACTGTTTTGCGAATTCTTCGCTTGGCAAATCGACTGGCTCAGCCCAATCCATTTTGCCGTTGTCTTTGTTGAAGAATGGGATACCGCGAATGTCAGTTGGTTCCATCTGAGCCATACGCAAGTCAATCATAGCTTCTTTAGAGCCACCGAGTTCAACTGCGAGTTGTTGGACAACATCAGACTTACCGATACCGGGAGGGCCCCACAAGAATACGGGACGTTTTGCTTTCATAGCTTGCTTCAAAGACTTGGTAGCTTGAATAGCTGTGATTGTGTGATTGTCGCTCACTGCACTAGAACTAGTTTTTGCCATTTATTAACTCCTGTTAATGACGTTGATTTACTGAAAGAACTTGTATTATATGACAGATTGGATTATTTGTCAAACATTTTTTGATAGTTTCTTAACCATCTTGCCCAATTCTTTTTCGCAAAAGTTAAGGGCTCGGGCGGCTAACAAACGCTCACGGCTGAAGGCTTCCTGTTCCCAGGGGCGTTCATGGTAAACTTTATTGACACGTTGTCCTAACCAAAGTTGGTTATTTCGGGTATCAATAGTAAGTTGACCTTTCGCAATTTGCTTCACGTGAACCATTTCATGTGAAACGCATTGAATTAAGTCAGCCTCACCCAAACGACTGTCAAGCATCATAGTGATTTCACGGTCGTTTGTCTGGGCAACTACACCATTATACCCCTCATGCTTACGCAATCCTGACATAGTATGGATAGTTAGTACGTAAGTACTACGTTCTAATTTAAGCTCCTTACGCAAGAACTTAGTGGCTAAGTCAATCGTAAGTTTACGAGCATTAGAACGTGAAACAATTTTGATTTCCATGTACGTAGTATATCAGGATTTGGATTTATTGTCAAGCCCAAAAAGCTAAATACTAAGTATTACAGGAAAACCCAATGGCACTAACTAGAATTAAACCCACAAGTATAAACATCCTTGACCCATTCAGCATGGCAAATGTTGCTGTTCAGGGCAATGTCGATGCAGGGAATGTTAAAACTAACAACTTGCTCTATGCAAACGGGGTAGCATGGGACTTGCAACAAGCGGCTGGGGCATCATCCCAAGTGCAGTTTAATACAAATAACAATTTTGATGCTAGTGCAAACTTAACATTCAACAAATCAACACAAACTCTTACAACCGACACAGTAGTAGCAAACATCACCGGTAACACTGCTGGTACTCACACTGGTCCTGTTGTGGGTAGCGTCACTGGCACCGTGTTAACTGCAAGTCAGCCACAAATCACGAGTTTAGGTACTTTAACAAGTTTAGCAGTCACAAATGACGCCACAGTTGGTGGTAACTTGTATCTCACAGGTAACTTATCTGTCAGTGGTACATCTACTATAATTAATTCAACTGTATTAGAGATAGCTGATTCCTCTCTAGTTCTAGCAAAAAACGCAACAACCAGTATTCAGGCAGATGGCGCGGGTATCACTATTAACGGCGCCGGTGCTAACTTCACGTACAACGGCACATCAAATGCTTTTGTTTCTACTCACCGAATTAGTGTTGACGGTGGTTTAGTTTCTAACGTAAACGCAAGCAACATTGCGACCGGAACTATCCCATCAAGTATCTTGGGTAACAGTACACATTACATAGGCACTACAGGCATTACGTTAAACAGAGCAAGTGGTGCTCAATCATTGACAGGGATTACTAGCATCGACGGTTATGCACCTACTGTATCTTCATCAGCTCAACCTAACATCACTAGTGTTGGTACGTTGACAGGAGCCAACATCAACGGTGAGGTTGTTTTAGGTAACTTAGCAACAGGCGGGACTAGAATGAGATTAGTTGAGTCAGGTGGCTCAACTTACATCCAAGCAGGCAACGGTGTGAACGGTTCTGCCAATGTTATCAATTTCTCACCATGGTTCTCGGGTACCCCAACTATGACGGTCGATTTAATTAACAGACGAATTGGTGTAAAGAAAGCAGCACCAACTGTTGAATTGGATGTAGTAGGTGCGGGTACATTCACTGGAAACGTCATCGCCGGTAACATAGACGGCGGCAATCTAACAAAGGCGACTTACTTAGAGGGTACGCTAACAACAGCACTTCAGCCTAACATCACCTCAGTCAGCACTTCATTCACTGGTTTGACATTCGCCGCCAACGGCAACATCACAATGAGTGGTACAGCATCGCAAATCTCAGGTGGTAACTTAGTAAGTGCTTCTTATATCAGTGGTAACGGCTCGTTGCTATCTGCATTAAATGCAAGTAATATTTCATCGGGTACTATCCCATCAAGTATCTTGGGTAACAGCACACATTATATTGGTACTACAGGTATTACTCTAAATCGTGCAAGTGGCACACAGGCATTAACTGGCATCTCTAGCATTGATGGTTATGCTAGTACAGTCTCAACAGCGGCGCAACCTAACATCACATCAGTGGGTATATTAACTTCTGTTTCTGTGTCGGGTAACGCTAACGTTGCAAACATCAATGCAAACACTAACGCTTCATTTAGTGGGTGGTTGACTTCACAGCAATCTACTGAAATTTTAGTTGCTTCAGGTGCATTGTCAAGCACTAGTGCAACATACAATTTGTTGACTGGAGCATCTTTTTATCACAGTAGTGTAACATCAGGTGCAAACTGGACTGCAAACTTTACAAACGTGCCAACAACTGACGGTAGGTCAATTGTCGTGACTATCATCGCAGTTCAAGGTGCTACTCCTTATGTACCTAGCACAATTCAAATCGATGGGGTAACACAAACACTCAAGTGGTCATCGGGGAGTGCTCCTTCTGGTACATCAAACGGTATAGATGTATTCTCGTTTGCATTATTGAGAGCCGGTAGTGCTTGGGTGCAAATTTTAGGGTCTTCATCATTTTTCCTATAAATATAAACTATGGGACGTATTAACTCTATACAAGGATTTGTAGGCTTATCATCAATTGTGGCGTCAAGCCTTGAGCCCGAATACATCGGGGCATCAATGATTTTCGCACAGCCTGCAGCACCTGCTGGTTGGATTAAAAACACAACTTATAATGATTACGCTTTAAGAGTAGTAAGTGGCACCGGTGGTGTTGCTACTTCGTCTAATCAACCGTTTTCTACAGTAATGAGTACAAGTTCAGAATTATATTCACCTGAGAGCGGTGATTGGCCTGTAACGGCGCAAACCGCAACTCTCAGTGTGGCGCAAATGGGAACCCATTCTCATTCATCGGGTGCAAGCGGTGGAGCGAGTTTATCAGGTTACACAACGGGATGGCCTGGTTCGGGCCCTGGTTCCCCGTTCACTGGAATCGTGAACCCAGTTAATGCCTATCCGGCAGCAGCCGGTGGCATGGCGGGTTCTGGCGGTGGACATGCTCATACTTCAGGATCAGTTACTTCAATCACATACAGCAGTCCGTTCAATTTCAACATCAAATACAAAGACGTACTCATAGCAAAGTATCATTAATATGCAACCATCTATACCAAGTACATCAATTACAAAATTTTTTATGGCGACTGTGCCTGTAGGTTGGACTCAAATAACTTCAGGTGTTGACGACTGCATCCTTCGTGTAACGACAGGTACAGTTGGTTCAGGTGGTTCAACTCCCTTTAGTTCTGCATTTGTTAGTAAAACTGCATCAGGAACTAGAAGTCTTACAATAGCATCTGATAATTCAATTTCTAGTGCCGCTGGGCATTCACATAATTCTAGTGCAAGACTCTCATCAGGACCTGCATCTAGGGCGGCTGGACCTACTTATTCGAAGCCGCCCACGTTGCCTGCGCCAACACAGAGTCTTTATACTTGGCCTGGACCAACGTTTGGACCAACTGGTGCAAGTACTAACCCGGCAGGTGGCGGACAGGGTCATACTCACTCTATCTCAACACCCGCATCATTAAACGGTCCGGTTACCGGAGCAACTAGAGACTTTGCTATCAACTATGTTGATGTAATATTAGGTCAAAGGAATTAATATGGGAGCGTTTGTCAGAACCACTAAGACATTTTTCAATCAAACTATAGCCCCGACTGGATGGGTTAAAGATACAGCTAGCCAAGATGATTACACATTATGTGTCACTTCGGGGATTACCGGCGGGACACTTCGCGGACTAAACCCTGCTACTACCGCATTAGTTGATTCTACATGGGATGGAACTATAACAGACGTTAATGGTTCAGTTGCGCCTGCAGTGGCAGATTTACCGGCGCACCAACACACTTATAGTTACACAACTGTTAGGTTTAACGGCGCTATTATGATTTCATACCCAGCGAACCCACTAGCAGGACAATATTTAGTTACTGGAATGGGTATAACAACGTCCGGGGTGAGCACTGGCACCGGGGTACACAGTCACGGAATTCAAGTAGGATCAGGGACAGTAGTAGGTAATCCCACCGGCTTCGCTGTAAAATACATAGATTTCATTCTAGCATCTAAGGAATAATATGATAGAAAGTAACAGAGTTAGCATCATCGTTGACGATGGGGCAGTATACTTAGACTTAGACACTTACTTGCCGTTAGATTTTTCACAGTGCGGCATTCCCGAAGACGTTCACGCACTGCAATGGTTAAACAATGCAGGGCACATTGAATATCGAAGTCCATTTGTATCTAATGAGGATATATCTGAACTTCCCGAGTGGGCAATCAAGTGCATTGCAAAATGGGAAGAAGCATACCAAGCTGACCCCAACGTCTAAAATTATATGGGCAAGCCTCGTACTCAGTAAATAACTGAATAGAGAGGTTTATATGGAACTAAAGAGAAAGAATCTTTGCCCACTACTTAAAAAAGAATGCATCGGACTAGACTGTGCTTGGTTCGTAAAGATTGCAGGATACGATATCAACACAGGAAAACAAATTGATGATTGGAACTGCACTGTTTCATATCTTCCAATGTTGCTAATCGAGAACTCAGGGATGCAACGTCAAACAGGTGCAGCAGTTGAAAGTTTCAGAAATGAAATGGTTAAGTCAACGCAAGCATCTCAAGAATTATTTCTTGCAGTAGCGACAAATGATACCAAAGCACTGGAACGCAAGTTAACTCAAATCGAGGAAGTCAAAGACGTTACGCCCAAGGATGAATCGAATGAATGAAATTATTAAAGAAAATAATTACATCCATATCCCCAATTTCATTAGCACAGAACGTGCTAATGAGTTAGCTAAAAAGTTCATCAAGTGTTGTGCAGAAAATGACTTAGATGGTGATAGTCAGATTCCAGAATCACACTCAGTTTATAACTACATTGATTTTCTAGAATTACTATGTGAAAAAACTCCTGAAGTCAGTAGGTTCTTGGGTGAGACTGTATTGCCTACTTACACTTACGCAAGAGTATATAAAAAAGGTGCAACACTAGAGCGACACCGTGACAGAGAAGCATGTGAGATTAGTCTTACCCTTCATCTTCGTAGTGACAATGACTGGCCAATCTATATTCAAAAGCCTAACGGTGAGGAAGTTCAACTAGATTTAGCTTCAGGTGATGCAATGATGTATCGAGGCAACATCGCCGACCACTGGCGAGATAGATTTGAAGGTGAGGAATATGTTCAGGTCTTTTTGCACTATGTAAGGAGCAGAGGAGATAACAACTGGGCATTCTTTGATAGAGATAGATTTAAACCCGAAGAACCAAAGTTGTTTATGGACAATACACCTGTGATATCTGACATAGAGACTATCCAAGAAAAACCCACAGCATACGCAAAGACATTACAAGATTACATTCAAGTGTTTGATAATGTCATCCCTGATGAGTTATGTGATGCTATCCTGAAAGAGTATGCTCCCGATGGTGAATGGATTCCCACCTATGTAGGTGAGGGTATACTTGATAGAGATATCCGAAATGTTGATGCTATTCCTATCTCACGAAACGAAGTGATAGGTAGTAATTATACAAGGCGTCTATTAGACAATGAATTGTTTAAGGGTGCCGCTGAAGCGATTAAACGCTACAACGAGAAGTTCCCTGAAGCAAGAATTGAGTCTGATTCCGGTTACGAGTTGCTTAGGTATCAAACTGGACAGTTCTACAAACAACACACTGATAGCTACAAAGCACAGCCTAGAGCAGTTTCCTGCTCATTTGCACTCAACGATGATTATGAGGGCGGGGAATGGGCTTTTTGGAATAGAGACCTAAAGCTAAAGACCAAAAAAGGCTCAGTAGTCTTGTTCCCTAGCAACTTCATGTATCCTCATGAAATATTACCCGTCACTAACGGTACTAGATACAGTATCATTACTTGGTTTATCTAAATTCCCGTCTAGTGTTTGGTTATTTTTTGACTAAATACTAAATAATCGGGAATATAGAATGGCATTTACAAAATTAGAACCAAAAAGCGTAAACACTAGTGCAACATTTACGTTTGCCGATGCCAACATTACTGGCAATCTAGCTGTTAACGGTGAGACAAATTTAGGTTCTGCCGCAAACATCACAATTACAGGCGGTTCAGCGGGACAAGTATTATCCACTGACGGGACAGGTAACTTATCTTGGGCTGACGGTGGTGCAGGCGGCGAGCAAGTTGTTGTTTCTGGCTTCACTGGTATCACCCAAGATACATTCACCGGCGACGGCACTGAAATAGATTTCACTTTATCTACTACACCTGATAGTAGAGACTTCGTATACGTCAACATTGACGGTATCACACAGCAACGCTCTGCATTTGACATTAGCGGTGATGTACTAACTTTCTCTGAGCCTCCGTTTAGTGGTGAAATAATTGAAGTTACTACCTATCTTGCTAGAGGTTTAACTACCGCTGGAAGTAACACGCAAGTTCAATACAATAACAACGGTGATTTGGGTGCTAGTCCAAACTTCACATTTAATTCTTCTACTGGAGTGTTGCAAGCATCATTCTTAAAGGGTGACGGTTATCAAATAGGTAACATTCGTGCTGCAAATATATACGGTGAAGTTCCAAGTTCACATATGGCTGGCACTGTGTTTATGAATGCACAGCCTAATATCACTAGTGTTGGTACGCTAATAGATTTGACAGTTGCTGGTAACGTAACTGCGACAAAATTCATAGGTGACGGTAGTCAACTTACTGGTATTAGTGTAGGTTCATCTGCCCCTGCAGGAACAAACACTCAAGTTCAATTTAATGATAACGGCACAACTGCCGGTAATTCAGCATTTACATTTAACAAGACAACAGGTACATTGTCTGCAACTAAGTTTGCAGGTGACGGTAGTTTATTAACCGGTGTAGTTACAGATTTAACCGGGTACGCTACACAAACTTATGTCAACACGCAAATTAGCAATCTAGTTGATGCAGCTCCTACTACATTAAACACATTGAACGAGTTAGCGGCTGCATTAGGTGATGATGCTAACTTTTCTACGACTGTCACGAATACACTAGCTAACAAGTTAAATGCAAACGCATTTACATACGCTAACATTACTGGCAAGCCAACTCTATCAACTGTTGCTACGAGTGGAAGTTACACTGATTTAACTAACAAGCCTACATTATTTGACGGCACGTATGCAAACTTAACAGGTAAGCCATCTTTGTTCAGTGGTAGTTACGCTGATTTAACTAACAAGCCATCTATTCCAGCAGACATTAGTGACTTAACTGACACGACTAATTTATTAGGTGTATCAGCTTTAACTGAGTTAACTGGTGTTGTTATTAACTCAGGTACATTGACGACTGGACAAGTTCTAAAATATGATGGGACTAACTGGGTTAACGGTACTGATGCTACTTCCGGGACTAGCGGAGGCGGTGGTGTAACTTCGTATATTGATTTAACTGATAAGCCATTTATCCCGTATGACGTTAGTGAGTTAACTGACACTACCAACTTGTTAATTAGTTCATACAACGAATTATCTGATAAGCCATCAATTCCTACTTCAGTATTTGATTTAGGAATAACTGACGGCACAACTGGACAAGTATTGACCACAGACGGTGCAGGTGTGTTGACATTCAGTACCGTAGCAACTGGCATTCAGCTAACTGACTTGAGCGTATCGGTTCAGCCATCAGGTGTTGCTAATCTTGCATACGATAACACGACTGGTGTGTTTGCTTTCACTCCACCTGACTTATCAAGTTATAGTACTTTTAGCGGCAGCTATTCTGACTTAACTAACAAACCATCTATTCCAGCAGACATTAGTGACTTGACAGACACTACGAATTTATTAAGTAGTGGAGTTACATCGTATAATAATTTAACCGACAAGCCAACTATCCCAGCAGATATCAGTGACTTGACTGACACTACTAGCTTGTTGGGCGGAGGTGGTGTAACATCGTATAACGATTTAACTGATAAGCCAACATTAGGCACTGCGGCGGCAACTAATTCTACTGCTTATGCTACTGCGGCGCAAGGTGCAAAAGCTGATACAGCACTACAGGCATCTGCACTAACCAGTTATGCAACTCAGAGTTATGTAGGTACTCAAATCAGCAACCTAGTAGATGCTGCACCCACTACATTAAACACATTAAATGAATTAGCTGCTGCATTGGGAGATGATCCTAACTTTGCTACATCAATGACATCTTTGATTGGGGCAAAACTTGCTACGGCTGACTTTGCTAGTACTGCAACAACGTGGCTAGGAACTAAATCAACAACTAATTTATCTGAAGGCGCCAACTTATACTACACAGTAGCACGTGCAAATACTGCTATTGATAATAGAGTTACTAAAACATACATCGATAATTTAAACATTGTTGCATCGACAGTCACAAGTTCGTCACAACCTTCTGTTACATCATTGGGTACCTTAACAGCACTTACAGTCAACGGCATCACTACACTAGGAGCCAATTCGAATGTAAAGATATCCGGTGGCTTAACTGGTCAAGTTCTATCGACTGATGGAACTGGAAACTTATCTTGGGTTGCCCAGTCTTCAGGTGGAGGTGGTGGCTCTGGGGCAACTACATTACTTGATTTAGGAATCGAAGACGGCACTACTGGGCAACTTCTATCAGCTAACGGTGACGGAACATTTAGTTTTATTACAGTAATGCCTGAGGTTTATCAATCAAAAACATACTACTGGTCAGGTCCATTAACTTACAGTCTCGGTGAAGACCGAGTCTATGTCCCGATTAGCGGGTCGTTATCTAAAGTGTCGTGCTACTTGCAGAACGCTGGATCGTCTGCTACTACGATTAGCGTAGTGAAGAATAATTCAACCGTGGTTACGACTGTAACAATTGCTGCCGGAGAGTTATTAGTTAAGACAACTCCGAACAGTACTTTATTAGAAGATGATTATCTAACCGTAGATATCACAAGTGCAGGCACCAGTGCATCTGACTTGCATGTGGTTCTACTATTTTCAAAAATTTAAGGAATAATAATGACATACAATGAGATGCTTTCAATAATAAATTTCAATATCCAAGATCCTTGGAATTATGATTTTTACTTTACAACTCTAACTGCATCATCTGACCAAGAGTTTGCAAACTTGATGTTTTCTAATGTAGTGTTTGCTGACAGTGATGAAGAAAAATCATTTAATTTCTTTCGAGGACGAACATTGACATTCATCTATGTTGCAAAAACTACTTCGTTCATTGAGGGAACAACTGTGTCGTTGATTACTGATGTTCCAGAAGAATCATCTGTTGAGCCTACACCGACTGAGTAAACTATGTTTGTAAAATTACAATACACCACTAGTAGACCGCTTTCGAATTTCCTACGGGTACTAGCTGATATAATCAACAACACCAACATCACTTCCGTGTCTCATTTGCTAACACGAATGAACACTGCAAATTATCACACTGACCTAACTAATAATTTTGACGCAGCATACTCTGAAATTATAAGGACTGCTACCACTGATAACACCGTTGCACACATTTCAAAACCCGGAATTGTATCAAGTGATTATTATGCAACTCTTGGTCACGGGTATAAATTTACCATTCAACAAAAGGTATATAACTCTGAATCATTATACTACACCCAATTAAGTAATCCAGGTAAAGACACTGTTTCAACATTTCGAGTAGGCACTACGATTGACAATAGCATTGCATCATCGAGTTGGGACGTAACAGCACCTACATATGATTATAACGCTAATGGAACTGATTTAGCTCTAGTAAATGACGCTGGGTTCCCGACAGAAGTTAAAAACTTTAGCACACTAACTTTATACAACACTGTCTGGGCGTACATAACACCTACTACGTTTGTGATATCATGTTGCAATAACTCTGGAAGTAGAAACGGATTTACAAGCTCACTCGCTACCCCAAATTATCAAGGCCCGTTAATAATTTCCCAGTACTCTCCTAGAGATTATTGGAATACCAGTTCGAACGGGATATTACCAGTTGTGTACGCTAACCCGAATAGAACAATTGGTTCGTTTTTTAGAGAGAGTGACATCACTACCCCTAATAATACACTGTCAAGTACTCCCGAAGAGTGTTTGTTTTATATGTACAATACTATTTCAGGAGTACCTAGTGCGACTGCTGTATCCTGGACTATTGAATATAATAAAAAAACAGCATTAGGAATTTTAAGTAGATACGGTGACGTTGTGCCGTTAAGTACAGTAAATTCAGTCGATGCTGCTGCCGGGTATGTAGCGAACGGCTCGCCGTTTTCAACTACTAAACAAGCTAGAATATTTTCAAGTGATATGTCGAAGAAAGTATTTCCTCTTTATCCAATATCATTCAGGCGTAACGGGAGCCGTGGTGGAAACATAACAGACCAATCTGGTATATTTTTGTTTCACGGTGATTTCGCTCCGGGTGATGAAATTTACAACGACGGGAAAAAATACATGCTAATGCCGATGACAGGTAATGAAGGTGTAAGTTACCGTGTTGCTTGGGCTGTACCGAAAGAATAACAATGTATATAAAATTAAATTTTACAACAGGTCAAACGTTTCTGTCTGTTCTTCGAGTAGTAACAGACATTATTAACACTGGCTCTATTACTAGCATAAGCACTCTACGCTCACGTGCCACCGGTACCTACGCTACATCGCTTCTCTCTGCATTGAATGATGCTTCAAGTGAAATCGTGAGGACTAATACTCTATCGACTACGAAAGCTCATATTAGTTCAACTAGCCCATCCACCGGTGTATATAGTTTCACTATTGAACAAAGTATATTCGATGATCCTAGTAAAAAAATCTATTATAGATTTTACAATACCACTACAACTAGTGATTACTGCTATATAGTCGTTTACACTGCGTTAACCTCTGGGACAATGGCTAACGCAAGCATTCCTTTAAGTACACTAGCGACTGCTTCTACTGCACAAGGATCTGCGCTTGGGTATGGTGGTACTAGTTCTCCGGTGTTATCAGTCCACGGTGGAACCGGACTTACTAAAGTCAAAACATTGTATATGCACATCAACGACAATTCAATGATGTTTGCAGTTAACGAGACAGTAGCAGCAAATGGTTGGCCGACGACTTATAGTAATAGTTCGGTCTTTAATGGTCCGTTCATCTTTAGTCAATACACACGTGATGATATATTAAACACCCCGGCAAACATTTTACCAGTAGTATTTTCTTCGCCACGCGGTCTTGGTGTTGGTCTAGGATGCAACTTTGGTTCTAATTCAGGTGACTTCGGGAATAGCGGTTATGGAAATCCATTGTATACGGGAGCAGATATAACTACTTCTGCTTTACGTGTACTAAATCTAATAAACAACACTCCTAGTACCTCAACTGATGTTCCCACTACGTACTCTATACAAAACGTTGCATTGACCGTTGATGGGTATAGTGCTGCACAACGCCCGCTCGGGAATGCACTTTCTAGTGTAGCGAATTACGCTACATCTTGGCCACTAGTCCTTGGAACTAGCTCAGTGATGAAAGTACCTGATGATACTATCACAACTCCGGTTTATGCTTTATACGATTTGGGTTGGGAAATGAGTGTATACAACTGCTTTGGTGGTAGCATTAGTGAAATTTCTAACATATACCTATACAATGGACCGTATTCACCCGGTGATGAATTATCTATTGGGTCTACCACTTATGTGTTAATACCAACTTGGGCAGGATATACAAACAACATAGCATTAGCTATTCCGAAAGAATAATATGGCTACTATCACAACTGTAGTGAATGCAGGTCCTGACATCGTGCAGGGTATTCAGAAAATTAAAGAAATTTACCCCACTGCAACCTCATCATTGACTGCTTCAGTTAATACAAAAAATCCTCCGCTAGCAGTTAAACTAGCAGTAATATCGACCGTGCCACCGAGCGATGTGTTGAAGCGCAATAGAGCCTGGGGATGAAAAGGATAAATACAATATGTTTTTAAAAATAGTATACAAGAGTTCACCAAATGCTGCTGCGGGCGGTTACGTCGGTCACAGAATACTAGCTCACATTCTATCATCGCCATCTATAACAGATTCTGCTGGGCTGAGAGCTGCAATAAGTACCAATAGTGAGATTTTAAACTTAATCAATTTACCAGCATGTGAATTATATCGCACAAACGACACATCAAATATCAAAGCCCACATTGCAAAAACTTCAACTGCATATAGTGCTAACCTGACGATTGAAATGGGTGCTTACACAAACAATGCAGTAAAACATTATCTTCGATTTCAAAATACTTCCGCATCAAATTTTACTAGTGGCAAAACATTAACCGGTGGTACAATGGCAAGCGCACAGTACGGGTTTACTGCTACGGGATGGTCGAACACGACAGCGACAGGTACTGGGCTATCAATGACTGATGAAATTGGATTTCTGGGAATTGCATCAACCGCTGATACTTTTAATTCGTTTTTCGCATATGTGAATAACAATTGCGTTATGGTTTGGATGTCATTAGGTACTGCAACTGCATCAGGCTTTCCAACTGCGTATAACGTATCAACTTGGTCTGGTCCTCATATGATGGCACAATATAAACCCTACGATTATTGGAACACCCTTGATAATGGTATGTTCCCTGCGGTCACTACATACGGTGTGTCTAGGAATTTATTCAATGATGTCGCAATATTTAACAACGTATGTAACCCTATCAGTACAACACTGAATCAAACTCCATTCAGAATGGCACATGCAATTACTAACTCGGGCCCATCAACTAGCACTGGTCCTTGGGCAGTAACATCCGGAGTTCGTGCAACCATAGGCATCGGGCCTAGAAATTCTTGTGCCAGGGCATTATTTAGTAGCGTATTGAGTACCTCATCTAGTAGTACTTCAACTGGAGCATTTGCATCAACTACTACTCAACATCGAGTTCCCCATCCAAATTTGTTGAACAAAGGTTATGCACTCTATCCAATAACATTTAAAAACTCAATGTTTAATATTATGGGAGGTGATATCTCTGCGGTAAGCGATATTTACTTATTCAACGGCGATTATACTCCAGGAGATGAAATCACCGACGGTAACAGGACCTTTATTATCATGCCATTCGGTTTTGACCCTACAACTTATCGTTTAGGTATTGCGGTCCCTAAGGAATAACTATGTTTATAAAATTAAATTACACATCAGCGAAGCCAATGCAAACATTTTGGAGAATCATAACTGATATCGTGAATACTCCAAGTGTCACTGACATTACTTCATTAATGGCAAGAGCAACAAGTGCAAATTACAACTCGGCGTTGACTGCAAATCTTGAAACAGCAACTAGTGAGATTGTCAGGACTGCCGCAGACTCCAACGTTACTTCGCATTTTTCGATGAGTGATGATGTGTGGAAAAGCACATTTCAATTTTCAGTGTATGATAGCCCTAGCACACCGTTTTATGCACAAGTAGGTCATATTACTACAGGGAGTTCTATGGCTGGATTTAGTGTAGGTACTGCATTAACCGGTGGTACTATGTCATCAACTCAGTTATCCCTAACTGATTTTTCAGCTTCAGGGTTAAGCATACTTTCGACTTCAGGAACTTCAGATACAAATGCAAATGCACACGCTGATACTGACGTATATTCTGTGTGGGCGTATATTACAAATGACTGCATAGTATGGTCGTATAACACGGCACTTTCCCCAACTGGTTGGGGTTCAGGTACATCAGCATTAGGTCCGTATATCATCAGTCAATATACTAGATATGATTATATCAACACAATGGATAATGGGGTGTTTCCGGTTATCTACCCTAACCCCGCAAGAGATTCAGCTAATAGTTCTCTAGACTCTACCGACTTTGCTGCTAATAAGAATCCAGGATTCGTTGCTACTAATTCTAGTAGCGTAGTTCCGTTTAAAGTTTTAAACTTTATCGTCAATCAAAATAGCTCAAATGTTTTTTCTTGGCCTATAACTAATAATGTTCAAGTAGCTCACACAGTTAGTGGTATATCGTCATGTGACGGCAGAGCGGGTCTATATAATAGTACTGTTCAAGATGGTTCTGATTACGCAATCGTTTTTAACAAATTACTAAGCAATACCGTCAATGAAAAAGTACCAAATAAAACATTAACCGGTACAACTTATTTACATTACCCACTAGGGTGGATACATGACTATTATCTTGCAATGGGTGGTAGCATTTCTGATAGATCCGGTGTGTTTCTTTTCAACGGTGACTACACTCCGGGAGATGAGTATACAGTTGATGGAATAACATATTCACTTTGGCCGATAAACTCAATCGCAATTTCAGCATCATATAGAATAGGATTAGGTGTACCTAAGAAATAACTATGGCAACAATAACATGCGGAACTGCATTGGATGCAAGTTATACAGCTACACAAGTAGTAAATAAAATAATTATCAGTGACAAGTCACCTGCTACTGATATTAACTTGCAGCCGCTTACTGTAGTGACTAAGGTGGTATCTACTCCACCTAATAACTTAATATCCTATATTGAGACAACAGTAGTAACTCCGTTCTCTGCACCAACAGTTCGCAAAGTAATTATAAGTTAACTCATTAACTTTGCGATAAGCAAAAGTTTCTCTAAGTGGTCGATAGCTTTATTAATACTATCGACCTTTAGTTTATTGTACTCTGGCTTATTGATACGCCTTGATTCAACTTCTGCTTGACTTAACTCAGACACCATGTTACTAATGTTGTTCAACATTCTACGCAAATCGGGATTATAAGGAAGCTGTCCAATCTGAGTTCTTAATTCAGCGTGAACAGCTTGCCAGTCAAGAGAAGTTTGTATTTGCATACCCTAAGTATATCACAACTTAGGGTAAAAGTCAATTAAGCAAATAGTTCTAAATGTGTTCCACATTCCGAGCAATACTTTGCAGTTGCTTTGTTTTGCTTACCACAACTAGTACACTTTGGCTTCATCTTGACGTTGACTGGTTCTAACACAGGCTTGTTGTCTTCGGTCTCGCCCAACAACATAAAGATGATAGAATGCTTCTCGGCTTCCATCACACCCATTGTAGTTGTAGTGAATGACTGTGTGCTCTTGCTACCTGCTACAGTGATACCAACATCGTTAGCTGGCATTGATTGTGCTTGTGCAGAAATGTTCATAGAAGTTGATCCACTAGCACCAATCCAACGAGCGTCAGTAGCATTTGTAGTAGCATACCATGCTGAACCAGTGCCCTGTGGTGCTGCGTAAGTGATATCACTGAATCCACGCATAGTACTCTTTGACCAATTATTAGCATTGTTGTCAAAGAACGATTGCATTGGGTGATTCAATTCAAACTGAAACTCAATACGAATCAATCCATCTTCTAGTTTGATACCGCGATGCTTCTCTACTGCACCGGTACGTTCAATGAACTTGAACTTGTTGCCTTCACGTAGATTGCCGTTTTTGATTGAGCGTTCCAAGTCAATCTCTTGACCTGCATTGATAACAAGACCACCGGGTGTCATGTCTTCACCGTCAATGAATACATTGACTAATGCTCGTTTTGTGTTGAGGTTTTTTAGTAAGAAGCTATATTCGCTGCCGAAGGGAATATAAACATTGTCTTTAAATTCGCGGAGAATTTTACCATTGGCTTTTAGGCTCGCCACGAGCTTGTTTGCGTACATCATAATTTCCTTTTACTGACCACACTCTAAGGTCATGTTGTTTAAAGAGTGTTAGAACTGCTAGCCTATCTAGCAATGTATTTATTATAACACAAGCCTTAGTAATCTAAAACTTTTAGGTCATATTTGAGCAACAAAAGGGTAACGACCGGATGATCCTTTTCCAATTCAATTTTGTACCCGAACGTATAGACTGGTACTAGCGTACTCCATCTACGAACAGGGTAATACTTTACCCCGCTCATAGTGACATGTTTAAAGACTTCGTTAAAGTCATTACCCTTAACAAATAGGTTAACTGTACTCATACGGGGTGTCTTTATCCGAGTAGTCAGGACTGATGTGGTCTTTGTCTTCGTCATATCGTTGGTAGTAGCTATCGTTAGGTTGTAGTACTCTGAAAGTGTCATACTTCAATGTAGCGAATGTAGCCTCTGCTTTATCAAGCAAGTCACACACAATGTATGCTGTAGTACAAGGTGCAGTAATTCGTTTCATTGGTCCATGCTTTAGTTTGTCTTCTAATAATGCAGTGTGAATGTCAGAGTTAGGCAAGAACATAATACGAGTAATGCCCATCTTCTGGTTGCGTAATCGTACTTTATCAAAAACAGTTAGCTTGGTTAAGTTTGCGTTGTTGTCTGGATCAATCGTCAATAATACATTCTTGACTTTGATGCTACCTTTTGTACTTGGGTTATCAGGGGTCTCTTTCGTACTCCACGGAACATTGCATTCCACATGATTAACATAAAAGGTTTCTCCATGTGATTTTAAGACCCACATTGGAATGGTCTCGTCTTGTAAGTGTGCCTTGTTAAAGTGGAACACTACATCTTTACATGCGTATTCAATCTATTGTTGTGTCATTTTGGTTCTCCTTAAGTTATGACATTGTATTTATAGGGGCATGTGCCCCGTACAAATCATTTTGGTTTATGCTTTTCACCGCTGATTGGATCTACCGATGGGTCAATCTTTGCAGCTTCTTCCGGTGACATGAATCTCGGTGCATCGTGTTGCAAGAATGCAGGGAACCATGACCAGCCAAATGATTTCCAATATTTGTGAATCAAGTTGTTTGCGAAGATAGTGGCTGCTAGAATCACAATCAAACCAATAGCATATAAGATTGTACCGGCTAAGAAAACTGCCGCATTATCCATATCCATTATTTTTTACCTTTAAGTTTCTTTAAGTTTTCTAACAGTGATTTACTATTAGACTTTGGTTGTTCTTGGTGCGTCGGATGGGAATTGAACCCACTACCTACTGGTTTAGAATCAGTCGCTCCGGCCTTTGGAACTCCCGACGCATCGTAATCTCTCAACAAAGATTTAATGTCTTTGTGTTTTACAATTATAACATTTTTTGATTGTCCATCAACACTAATGGGCAAATCAAGTGTGACAGTGATGATAGGACCTTCATCCATACTCCTTACACTGTCACTACCGACAGAGCCAATGAAAGGAATCTTATTGTAATAACCGAAAACTCGTTCACCGAACTCATATGAGCCATGATAACGATTCTTTTCAAAGTACTCTGCCATGTTTGCCATTTTAGTTTGCTACCACTTTTGCTACTGAATTAATGACACTTGCAATGCGACCGATATCACGAAGTTGTTCTACAGTGTAGCCCATCTTCTTCAATCCTTCGTAGTGTGCTTTCACACAGAAGTGACACTTACCAACGATACTTGCAGCCAATGAATATGCTTCAAATCGTTCTTTAGTTGTGCCACCGCTTGTTGTGATAGCGTTCATGCGAAGTTGTGCGGGCAAGCCCTTCAAGTTCTCATCGTCAGCCATTTCAACAAATGGATACCACATGTTGTTTTGTGCCATCAATGCACCTGCTGTTAATGCGGCTTGTGTTTCAGTCTTGTTTTCAATTTGACTTTCCATCCAAGTCCACAACTTACTGTTGCCAGTAGCAAAAGCTGCCGCGAGGGCAACAGCTTCCGCTTCTTCAACAGGTAGAGTACTACGCTTAATTACAGCGTCAATGTTTAGTTTAGTATCCTTAGCATAGTCAGGAATACTAGACTCTTTAAGTGCGTCTACCCAAGCAGTCATTACAATGTTTCTCCACCGATTGGGCGTGAGCATGGGCACAACTCGCCAGTTTGCAATGCGTCAAGTACACGCAATGCTTCGTCTGGGTTACGACCAACGTCCAAGTTGTTGACTGTAACGTGTTGGATGATGTTGTCTGGGTCAACGATGAATGTTGCACGAAGTGCCGCACCTGCTGGACCATAGAAGATACCCAATTGTTCTGCCAAGCTGTTCTCATCACGTGCCACGTCTGCGAATGACCATGAGTTAGTCTTCTTCAAGTCTTCATGTGCATTACGCCATGCCAACTTACAGAATTCATTATCAGTAGAGCCAATCATTAGAACAGCATCGCGGTCTGCGAAGTCGCCATTCAATTTGTCGTATGCTACGATTTCAGTTGGGCACACGAATGTGAAGTCCTTTGGGTAGTAAACAATTACTTTCCACTTGCCTTCAAAACTCTTTTCAGTAATTGTTTCGAATGCGCCATCTGGTGTGAGTGCGCCTGGCTTAACGCCTGTGACTGCAAAACTTGTGATTTTATCGCCGATTGTTTTCATTTTAATTTCCTTTATGTTAATGAATTATTTTCTTTGTGACTTGCAATTAGGGCATATCAACATTAGATTATCTTCTTTGTTGTTGTAACTGTCACCATCTTTATAGATTACATCTAATGGGATAGCTAGACCGTTATGATGTGTGTTATCACATTCCTGGCAACGATGTTCTCTTTGATTAATCAAGTACTGTCTTACCCACTCGGGAATCTTTGCCCACGCTTGTGGCGTAGCTGATTCTTTCCATTTCTGAACATTCTCAAACGCCTTGTTTCTGCGTTGGTGTTCTTGTTGGCAACTATTATTACAGTACTTGTTAGTGTATGAGTGACCTTTGATAGGATTAACTTTTCCACAACTTAAACAAGTAAAACAACCTAAATTTGACATTTCCTTCTTTCTATACTAGAGCACTTGAGTAGAGCACTCAGAACATTTACTTAGTGCTCTATGAGATACATTATATACGTATATATTAGGTTATGCAACAAAAAAGGGCACCTATGTGCCCTAAATTATTCATCAATGTCTGTTGACGGAAGTCCGTTTGAATGTCTATCAGTAGTCTTATCTACATCTTGGTACAAACGTTTTTCTTGCGCTGTTAATTTGTCTTTGTGAGTTTTGCGTGGGTTACCACATAGATAGCACTTTGGATTACCGCAATCCATAGCATGTCGTTTTGCTAAACGGTGTGGTTGTCTAGCAACTTTAGAAGTGTCATGTGACAAACTTTGTCTGGCAATCTTCACTTGTCTAGCAATGTGAACGTCCGTTTTGTGACGGCGTTGGCTGTTGATAAATTTAGCTGTTTCGTTACTCATAGTGCTAGTATATATTATTCTAGGACTAGTGCAACAAAAAAGGTTACTTACACTGACATGTTCCTATGCGTTTCTTGTCGCAATTAGGGCAACCTCGTGAGCAAGTTCTAATTAGAAAAATTGTCTCGTACTTGCTAGGCTTGTCGTCGGAATGTTCTTTGGGTTTAGTTAGTTGCATATAAGCTCCTTATATATACAACGCCTTTGCCTTACATTACGTTGACAAAGAAAAAGGCTCCGAAGAGCCTTTTCTGAGTTTCTGTTGCGAGGTATGTCTTACCCCAGGACGCTTTTATCAAGCGGCCAATGCGTAACTTTCGTCATTTGCATTTAAGTTTTTTGCTTCTGCGACCGGGAAATACTGATATCATATTGACATGACATTACTGTACTCTTACCCCCAATCCTACGGGTTTCACATTCCCGTGCTGTCCACTTACTTACTTGTTGCCCTGTCGAAACCATGACAGGCCCATTATAAAACACACTATGTGGAATCGAACCACTGACCCTTTCACTCCGAAGAGACCGTGCAATACGCTTAGTCGCCGACTAGTATGCTTTATGGTGGACCTGGCGGGAGTCGAACCCGCGTCCAGAACACTTTTCTATCCGCTTCATACAGCAATAATCATTCACCGTCAGGAAATTGCTTCTTCCAATCCATTATCCAATAGATGGCTCCACCAACTAATCCTGCGATGACTATCCAAAATAAGTACGTCATGTACTTATTTATTGAATTTCTCTCTTAACCATGCCCAATCATAGGATAATTTGAGTTTTTCAAAGTCTCCGTTGACTGATTCATAGTATTCTACTGCATCCTTAGCACCCTGTAAACAACTTTGGGCAAACGGACCAGAAGCAACAGTTGTCCATATATGTAAACGTTCTTTAGATTGTTCGTCGGTTGCGTTACACAGCTTAATACATTCTCTAAAGCTAGTGCGCCATATATCCCATTCACTGTTAAACACAGCTTCGCCAGACAATATATCTACAACTTCATGGGCTCTTTCCATTGTAAAGTCAAGTCCATTACCCGTAGTCTCTAGTGTAAGTTTCTTATTGTTAGCGACCATAGCCATATGTCCATAGACTAATCCGTTGATAGGATTCTTTGCTCTAAAGATATAATGTCTACGTGACTTCATAATGTCGGGTTGCCAACTAAAGTCAAATGATTCGTCAACTCTTAACTTTGCATTGACTAAGAAGTACCACGGTGTTTCGCTGCTATTCGCTGCGGCATGTTGACTAGCTACACGACCGTTAACTCCATCAACTCTTACTAAACGATTAGGTAAGTTCATATCAACTAAACGTTGATAGTTTTCTTCTGCACAAGTTTCTCCGTTACTAAAGAAGATAATGTCTAGTGGCTTTTCATATGTACTGCAATCATGCTTAATATAAGGATAATCTGTCAACTTGTCATATAAAGTATGTTTGATTCCTTTTGGAACGATTGCTGCGTTGTTGTCTATGATGTGAATATATTGTTTTTCATTCTCATAGTTAGGGATAAACATCTTGTAGTCTGTTGGATGCTGGCTATTCTGAAAATGTACATATCCTGTATCAAATCGATGTTCCATAACTGCATCATAGATAGAATCTACAAATGATACTTTATCGACTAAGAGTTTTGCGTTAATGTCTGTAATGTGTTTCACAGAACTTGCTCCGGAAACTTTATACATTACTGTTGGCATAATCTTACTTGAATGATACTCGTTACCAAAGATATATCTGTATGGTTCTTCTGTATCATCAGGATGCCAAGAAAAATCAAAACTCTCTATATCAATGGGTTCGATTATTCTCCAATTGCGATTATCTTTATTGGGTAGTTTAGTTGCACGTTGGACATCTGAGTATTTCACTACGGTCGCATTTTCAGCCTTATACTTGGGACCGCCGTTCTTTTGCCATTGAGTGCCGAACTGCCAGATGAATGGTGGTTCATCAGGATGCGGTTCCCAGCTGTAGTCAAAGTCTCCAATATCGTCCGGCGACTCCCATCTGTCCATACATGGGTCCAATTTTGCTCTGATGTCCGTGATATACTTTTTCTCAGTAGCACCTTTAACACGGTACTGAATCGTAGGCATAGTGTGAACATCATACCACTGATTTCCAAAAACATATATAAAGGGAGGCTCGGTATCATCAGGATGCCAACTATAATCCATGCTAACATTCGCTTTAAGGGGGCGCCAGTTGCGCTCGTTTGGCTGAGCCAGTCTAATAGCGTGTTGATGTGATTGATACTTGATTCCTTCATTCTCTGGAATAATGAATCGTGGACCTCCGGTCTTTTGCCATTGAGTACCAAATTGGTGGATATAGGGTCTATCATAAGGATCAGGTCTCCAATTAAAATCGAAGTGAGTGGTATCAAGGTTATCAGGAACTTCCCAATAACCTTGTTTAAATAATTCTATTCTACGTTGAATATCCATTAGCTACAAACTTTCACTCCGTACATAGTTTCAAATCTATCTGCATCATATCTATCGTTAACCATTGGCTCACCTCTAATGTTCAAACTTGTGTTAAGTAACATAGGACAGCCCGTTTCTTTATACCATGCTTCTAAGAGTTTTCTTATTCCCGATCCGTCGTTCGGGACAGTTTGGACACGACTAGTCCCGTCATGATGAACGATAGCAGGAAATAAGTCAGGATGCCTGCAAGTACTGACGACTTGCATATACCGACTGTTATCCCAATTACTAGGCATGATAAAATGCTGATGAACCAACTCTTCCAGAATAACTGGCGCAAAGGGTCTATATTGTTGTCTACGTTTAATGTCATTTACTTTTTCCTTGATTTCTTTTCTTCTGGGGTCAGCAAGTAACGAGCGGTTTCCAAGACTCCTAGGTCCGAATTCGGCTCGCCCGGAAGCCACTCCCACAATTTGTGTAGTAAGCAACTCATTAAGTAAGTCATCAACAGGATAATCACCATGAATATCAAACCCAAGATAACTATTGTTCCAGTTAACTTTACCCCCATAAGCCAGACAGGCAGCGCCAAGGCTACTCCCAGCATCACCGGGATTAGGCATAATCCATATTTGTTCAAAGTATTTCCCTAAGTTTCTGTTAGCAAGACAATTTAATGCTACTCCACCACTATATACTAGGTTCTTGCTCTTACCTAATAGTCTAGCTTTTAATATTACTTTGTCAATCAAATGCTCAACTACCAGTTGACTAGAATTAGCAATATCCATAATATCGGCACCCTCTAGATAATCATCAGGTACACCAACATGCAAGTTCTCTCTAAACTTTAATTCTACTGCATCTTCGATAAAGTCGCTATACATTTTGGATGCATGTGTTGGGTTGCCATAAGCACTCATACCCATTAAGATATATTCTTCATCTAGGGGCTTGAGTCCTACACGTTTAGTCATAGCACTATAGAACAATCCAATTGAATCAGGATATGTCTGACTATATATCTTCTTATACTGTGCGATGCCATTAACGTATGTAGCATCCCATATAGTGATAGTTTCAAACTCTCCGATACTATCAATCACTACTACAGTTGCATCATCGTAGGGGCTAGTTTGAAACCCTGATGCCGCATGAGTCTTGTGATGGTCATGCGTGTGTAGAGTACGATACTTACCGTTACGTAACAGTTTGGTATTCTTTAATCCAATATTCATACAAGTGAACATTGAAGATAGTGAGGGTTTCTCCCCTGCACGTAGTCTACGCAAGAACTTCTTTACTGGTCTTTCATAGAAGTGAAGTTCATAGTCACTACCTGCGTGTTTCAATGCTTCTTGTATTAAACCTTCACACAACTCTTTGTCGTGCTTGATTTTACTATGACGTTCTGAATGGTCAGCAAATAGTACTTCACCCTTGTCACTGACGACGGATATTGCGGCATCGTGAAACCCGCAACTGATACCAATATAATTCATATTAATAGATAAAGGGATCTCGTCCCCGTAACTCTTTCAAGCGTTTACGATATCGGTACTCTTTTATCAATTTCCCGATTGTTAAATCGTATAGTTTTTTAAACATTATTCAAAATACTTTTGTGGATATTCTACAATAACGTGAACTCCACCTTGATTATACGCATTAATATAAGTTTCGTAAATGTTTTCGGACGTTTGTAAGTCATGGAATGTAATGTTCTTACACATAGACTTAAACTCATCCAAATAACTATTCTTGTGTTGTACGCCCGGATCTAACGGGGTGTCAGAACCTTTACCCAAACGAACAATGACATTAGCTTGTTTACCAGTCATTGATTCATACTTGTCTAAGTGATTAACCATTTGATTAGTTGCTGAGATAATAAAGTCCCAACGTGGGTAAAAGCTAATAACAGTCTTACCCACCATTGCTAATCCCAGACTCATACCCATTTGTGTTTCTTCCATGACGGGTAATTCAATCATCTTGTCTTTAGAAACCTCAGTAAGTGTAGTACTCATAGGGTTTCCTGCATAGACAATCTGTTGTCCAATAAAGATTGTGTTATCTTGTTGTCCCAAGAACGTCATTGCTCGTGTCAATTCGTCCTTGTACAGGGTAGTTTGTGGTTTAGTCATGGTGTTGATGGCTTGTTATCTTTAGATACGTCACGATTCCAACTGATTTCCCAGTCTTTAAAGTCTGCGGCTAAGCAGTCTACTTTATAATCTTTACGCCCACCAATAACTTCTTGGATAATGTTCTTACTAGTATTACGAATACCGTTCAATCCGTGTGTTAGTTCTAAGTTGTTTCCATCTTTGATACCACGACGGTAATTACTCTCGTTGTGCCAGATATGTAAGTTCATCTGTGAGCATACAATAATAGCACGGATAGTTTCAGCATCTAATACTGCGTCAGATTCGTCTAGGATAATCTGAATATCATGTACGATATCGCTAATCTCCTGTGCATACATCTCTTTATGCTCTGAAATAAACACTTCTTTTAATTGAACGATTGAAAGACGGTCAATCAATTCGCTCAATGTCTGAATGTATCTACGTTGTTTTGGTTGTTTGTTTTTGCTCATAGGTTTGTGAAATTTGTGTTGTTTACTGTTGTGATTAACTGATAGCTTTCAATTAGTTGCTTGACCCCATAATCAATATCAAATCTAGGACTCCATCCCAAACTCTCTAATTTCTCGTTAGAGACAATATAATTACGCTGGTCAAAGTCTTTATTAAATTCATCCTCTTTAATAACTAATTTTGGAATATACTTCTTAATCGTCTGAGCTAACTCAAGTTTGCTCAAGTTAGCACTAGATAGTCCCACATTATATACTTCACCTCTACACTGTTCATAGTTTTCAATGATGAACTGAAAGGTTCTAGCAATATCCTGTACATGTATATAGTTACGCTTGAAGTGACCCTCAAATAAAACTAGATAACCATCTGTCACTGCTTTGTAAGTAAAGTCGTTTACCAGTAAGTCTTGACGCATTCTTGGGCTTACTCCGAATACAGTAGCTAAACGTAATACAACGCCGTTACCCTTTTGTAGCACACATGCTTCTGCGTTGCACTTGGTTTCAGCATATAAACTCAATGGTTTAAATGGTGATTCTTCTGTGATGATATCCGGGCTAGAGCCATATTGACTATTAGTATTAGGGATGATTAGTTTCTGGTCATCACGTAATACGTCTACAATGTTCTTAATGTGAATATAGTTAACGTCAATTGCTAGTTGAGGGTTATCTCTACACGCGGGCATACCCACAATAGCTGCTAAGGGGATAATAACGTCATGCTGTTCTACTAGTTTCTGCAACATTGTAGTGTTTCTAACGTCACCCTTAATGAACTTAAACTTATCACGTTTGAACAAGTGTAGTACTGACAATTGCTTGTACATTAGATTGTCTAATATTGTGACTTCGTATCCATTAATTAATAGATATTCTGCTAGTGTGGAGCCAAGATATCCTGCTCCCCCGGTAATTAAAACTTTACTCATGGCTTAGAATTAGGATCAAATTGGTCTTTGTGTGAGCGATACCATTCAATAGTATCTTTCAATGCTTCTTTAATCTCACGCTTTGGCTTCCAGCCCAATTGTTTTAATTTCTCATTAGAAACTAATCGAACAGGAATCATGGGCGCTCTGTTATTCACGTATTCAATTGGGTTAGTGTTATTATCTGCTTCTTTCATCCACTCAAGCAATTGATTCACACTGAAACCTTCTCCGTAACTAACGTTATAGATATCGTATTTGTCAACGTGTTCTGCAACATAGACAATGCCACCAGCCATATCGTCAGCATGTAGTACGTCACGAATCTCAGTACCGTCACCCCATACTGGGATGGGGTTTAATCCGTCTGCCACTTTGCGAATATTTGCAGGGGTAACGTGACATTTTTCAAAGTCATACTTGTCATTAGGTCCGAACGCATTGCTAGGACGAATAATAATACACTGCATTGGGTCATGAATTTGATTACTAAAGAAATCGCACATCATTTCTCCAAATCTTTTCATAGCCCCAACTGCTTTATATACAGGAACTAGGGGCATATTCATAAAGTTTGGATCTTCTACAGCATAAACTTCACCCAAGTCTCCGTTAACGTTAGCTGTACTAATAAAGATAAACTTGCGTACTTTATTAATCCAAGATTGTTCCATTAAAATAGTGTTCATTGTCACGTTAGGAGTGACATGTAGTAATGGATTAAACTTAGTATCTAGTGCATTGCTTGTGTTAGCTGCACCATGAATTACAACATCGATGCCCTCAGTGAGGCTCTTGCAAAATGCCTCACTGTTTAAATCACCCTTAACTAGTTTAATAGTTTCACAACCGGGAAAATCGTTTCGCAAGTCACGAGTCATTGAATTTGCTACTAGGTTCGTAAAACCTTGCTGATATAACACACGCAATATGTTGGATCCAATAAATCCACTTGCACCTGTTACTAATATTCTGTCTGTCTTTTTCATTTGCCAAGTCTTTCTTTGTATGCAATCATTGAACGCTTGATACCCTCTTTAAGAGTAGTTTGAGGGACAATGCCATACTTTGCTTGGCGAGTTCCATCTAAACAGCGAACAGGATCTCCGTTCATTTTACTCTCATCCCATACAATTGTCAACTGTTTTCCGGATATTTCTTTAAATGTTTCCACAATTGTTTCAATTGTTTCTTTAATAGATACTGCTTCTCCACATCCGTAGTTAATAATGTCTTTGACTTCTTTCTTAACTACGTCAATAGTAGCTTGGGCAACGTCATCACCGAATACAAAGTCTCTACGTGCAGAACCGTTACCCCAGCATACAATATCATCTCCGGGCACATTGTATAGTTTCCAGATATTCGTACTAATAACGGTTGCATCTTCTGCAAAGTTATCGTTTGTACCGTAGATATTGCTAGGACGAATTACTGTCCAGTTATCCCAACCGTACTGTACAGTCAATGATTCTAGTGTAGCTTCACCCATACGTTTTGTCCAGCCAGGATACCAATCGTTCTTACTAGGAGTTGTGACCCATACATCGTCTTCACGCATTAATTCTGCTGGCTGATATACTCCAACACTAGATAGATATACAAACCAATCAACTTTGGCATCAAACGCTGCCTTAATCATGTTTGTATTAAACATAAGCATGGGGAATAGATAATCGCACGGTTGCTTAGAACTACGTGCGGGGGAACCCTTAATACCCGCAATATGGAGTACAATGTTAATCTTCTCCCCTGCAAACAAATCTTCGCAGTTAGTTAAGTAAGTTAAGTCTTTATTAACGATAACCAAGTTAGGATTATCATTCTGAAGTGCTAGTAACTCATTACCAATCTTAATGTCTACTGCGTACACTTTAGATGCACCCTCAGCTAAACACTTCTTTACAGTAGGTAGACCCACTAAACCATTAGCGCCAGTAATTACTACTGTTTTGTTTTTGAATTCCATTTAATTTCCTTTTAAGTATGTGAATGTTTCTTCGTATGGGTTCAATGAACTCATAGTCATTAATAATTGTTGATTGTGTAATAGAACATCTTTAATAGAGTAATACCAATCATGTAGCTCTTGTATTGGCATATTGTTTAATCGTTCGATTTCACTATAGATATGCTTCATGCGAAGTTTATAGTCCGTGATTTCGTCATATGATTCATCAATAAACGGACTGAATGTTTTGAACCCTAACTCTTTTAAATAACTAAGAGTATGATGATTCCCAACCATAACAAAGGGTTGAAGATTGGCAATTGGTTTCCAAGTCTTTTCTGATACAAACGGTGTCTCACCTTCTATAAACCTAGTCTCACTAGTTATATGAAGATAAGTGTCTTTGAACCAAGATTGTTTACTGTTAGCTGAGTTAAATCCTTGACGTTCATTTTGTGATAAATGCTGAGTATCTAATTCGTATGGAATCAAATCATGTAGAGCCTTAGAAAAGTCATTACTATCACTGAACTCAAAGGTTTCAAGTTCATTAAGAACTGACTCGACATTATAATCAAACTTATTCAAAAAGCTAAAGATACTATTATCTAACAGATTTAATTTTAATGCCATATAACCCAATATGTAACGATGTGGGCGCATGGTTCTATTAAAACACAAAAATCGTTTAGGTCTTATTACTGATTGGTCTAAGTCACTCTCTCGTACAATATCTGATACATATCCCAAAGAGGTCACACACGGAAATGACTGTATTTCTGCTGCAAGCTGCTGGCACATTAATAATTTAGTTGCGGTGATATGTAGTTTAGCCTTAGGGTTTGCTAACTTGTACTCACGGGAACAATCGTTTCCAGGAATAAGAAAGATATTGGATCCCAAGATACCTAAATTAGAAAAATAGTCTTCGATTTCCTTGATATCTCTCATGTTGTTAGCCGGGTCGTGTGCATAGTTGATTGCTATCTTAACTTTACCCAACTTCATTAGTTTTAGTAACTCAGGACTAATAGTATCCTTTAGTGAATATCTATCTGTTTTTCCATTAATAACTAAAGTGTGACTCTTTGGTGTATCATGTAAACCAGTGCGAACTTCGATAGGCCATACATACACTGAATTGTCATCAGTGACTTGATTAGGGCTTACAATCTCTGTTTTGTTATTAAATCTTTTAAAGTAACTCCAGAAATTAGAGTGGTCATAAAGAAAAGCGTTTCCTTCTATCTTTTCACTAAGATAGTTTTGTGCATGTGACCAAGACTCTCTGTGATTTTCTTTGATATCTTGACGCAATAGTTTGTTAATGAGTGGATGGCGACCGTTGGGTAATGGGAACCCATCAGTAGTCCAGTTATCATATACTAATTTTAAAATGCGATCCATTTTCCTGAACCATAGTGAGGATATTTACTTTTGTAAGAATAGTGAATAACGTCTGAGGGGATTTCTCGTTTCTTTTCCCATGTTGCAACAGTGGGTGTGTATGTAGAAACATCATTATCCTCGACTATAAAGTATAACGGTAAGTCAAAGTTACGTGCATACTTGTGTACTTCATAGAAGATTCCTGACTCAAAACTCATGTCTCCCACAAAGCACCATACTTTATCTGGCAGACCGTTACTTTTAATAGCTTGAGCAACTCCTAAAGCAATCGATAGAGTACCGCCGACAATAGCAGAGCTATAGAACTTTTCATCAATGTTACAAACGCTGATAGACTTACCGTTAAGAATCTCATTCTCAATATAGCTAGGATCCATTCCCTTTAATAAAGCATGGTAATGACTGCGCCAATTACTAAACACCCAATCAGTTGTTTTAATTCTTTTGAATATCTCAATCAGTTGTTCTTCATTATTACTAGATAGATGCACTGGGCCTCTAATTTTAGCATTTTCCCAGTGACTTACGATTAAATTCTCAAAATTAATCAAGTCGTCTTTGGTATATTGTGCGTCACGCACGATAGGGTATTGTTCTAAGTTAATCATCTGTCTCGTCTTTGTAATGTTGGTTTATCTGTAGGCCATTCGATGTTGAATCGTGTGTCATTATACTTAATAACGCCCTGCTGATTCTCGTCTACGTAGTCGCCCTCGTAGAATAAGTTATAGTGGAAGATACAGTCAGTAAGAGCATAGTGCCCGTTAGCAAAACCCGGGGGAATTAATACTTGGTCACGTGTCTTTTCCGTGATAATATATGATTCCCATTTACCTAACGTTTTGCTATCTTCTCTAACGTCAAGTACAACTAAGTAAATGTCCCCTACTACTGCTTGAACTAGTTTCCAAGTCTTGGTATCATAGTGTAAGCCCCTTAGGACGTTCTGATACGACTTCGAGAACCTTCCGTGTACATTGGCTCTTGACGGTATAACCTGTGAAACTGGGTGTTTGTCTGTATGATATGTTGTAAAGATTTCCCCACGATATTCACGGTATATTGAGGGGGAATATACCGGAACGTCTGTACCAAATGTGTTCAAATATGAAACAGCAAAATGATCCCAACTGTTATTTTTGTAATTCATAGCAGAATATTTATTGAGTCACCCTTGCATGTAGATATTTTATCAAGCTACTAGCTAATTCTTCATTATCTCTAAGACTTAATAAGTGCTTTTGATTGTATATTAGAATAGCTTCCATAGACCAATACCATGCATGAATTTCTTCTTTACTCATACTAGATAGTCTAACTATCTCTCGGTATATCATATTCAAACGTTTCCCTTCATCAAGTTCATCATCATATGATTCGTCAATAAAGGGGCTGAACGTTTTGAACCCTAAGGATTGTAGCATTTTTAGTGCGCCCGGATAAGCCATGAACAAGAATGGTTGGAAGTTAGCAATAGGCTTAAAAACCTTCTCTGTCAGTGACTTATGCTCACCGTGCGTGAATGTCTCTGTGCAAATATAAAAATATGATGAAATATGAGCATCAGGGTTAGTATCAGTCCATGCACTGATTTGAGTATAATCTAGATTACTCTCGTGCTTTAGTGTTTTAGGGGTATTGGATATTAAATTTTTAACTTTGTCATCATCGAATTCAAAATAATATCTTTGAGTTAGACCTATATATTCACGTTGGTCAAATTCGATTGGTGACAGACATGACCAATCTCCGTATTGTAATAAGTCATCTGAAGCTAATTTAAATAGCAATGCTTGACGATGTGTTCTTGCTCTGCGAATTTTAAATAGATAATGGTTGTCTCTTAATGTGTTCCGTGACGCTTGAAAATCTTCGGGACTAACTCTAATATGGGGATTGTTGCAAAACTCCTCAACTGTATGCATAGTAACGAATGGCCAGTTAAACACTTCAATCAATCGTTCTTCAGGGGTAAACCAAGACTCGTATATTTCTTTTGCATTGAAACTGTTGAGTGCTAAAATAACATTAGACTTATGGATTCCTGAATTTTCTAATCCTTTATGCAAGTTAACATAAGTTTGTCTTTCGACAAAGTTTTCTTGCCCGTAATCTAATAAGATAATAGCAGTTCCCTGTTGGGCATCATGTAATGCTTCGGCTGACATATGCTTCCAGAAGTACTCGCCGTTCATCTTACTGCCGATAGGAGCTACCCCCGTAAACATATCTAAATGCGGAGTAACGTTAATCAAATAGACATATCGATTGAATTCAACTTCACCATACTTCTTTTTACCAAAATAAACAGAGTCAAGTACTGCATCCATATACCTTTCATAACAAGGGCTGTATAAATTAGAACTAGAAAGACTGTTAGGCCAAGAGCCAAACGCATCACCAAATAGTGCTACCACCGGAGTCTGGTCTTTATAACCCTCAGTTTGGTCAAAAAAACTTGTATTCTTTGCAATTTTCGTAGAGTGTAGTGAGTGGAGGAAATCAATTAAACCCATTTCGGTAACCAATGCGTTTGGCATCACGAAACTAGGGAATACATAATCGTAAAAGAAGGGAATTCTATATTTCATAAGTCTTTACACTTTCTCAAAAAGTCTGATAGTTCAGGGAATGTCTCAGCGAAGTTAGTTCCTCTACGTTTATCATGTTCTAACACAAAGATAGCAAAGTCTTTACGGTTCTGCTCTGTGTATTCTGTGGGGTTTTTAATACTATGCTCTACCATTGTATAAATTCTTTTTAGCTTCTCAGCTTCATTAACAAAGAACCCGCGATTAATTGTATCAGGCCAGTCTTTGTTCTCTAAGTTCTTGTACATGAATGTTACTTGCTCTTTTAGCATATTCAATTGCTCTTCATCCATAATAAAGACTGACTGATGCTCAGGGTAGCGCAAGTAAGGAATATCTAATAGCATAGGGTTATACGTTGGAGTACCGTACTTTTGTTTGATTGCCAGAACATCCTGCAAGAATTGTGTATATGTAGTTGAACTAAGTACGTTGTAGGTGCTCATAATAGTAAACTGCATTGAAGGGATTGTTTGATAAGTCTTATGGATGTTCTCAAGCCACAAGTCATAATCCATACCAAATCGAATATACTCAGACTGTTTACCATGTGCCTCTGCTGAGGTAAATAGTTTAAAGTTCTTTAGTAACTTACCGTCAATAATAATCTTAGCCTTCTCTAAGAACTTGTCAAATAGTTCTTTAGGTGGATTCATATTCGTATTGATTGCCACTTCTAAATTAGGGTTAGGGTTAGCAATAATATAGTCTAAGACCTTGAACGTATTCTTATTCAATAATGGTTCGCCGCCCGTGATTCTAAAGTACTTTAATTCTTTGTACATAGTAGGGAACCATTCCCAGAACGCATCAACATAGGGATTGTCCTGATTGTTTGGAATAGGCATCTGATTCTGTTGCTTGATCCAAGTCAAGTTGTTGAAGTTATGCTTTGTAGGGTAGGGACCAAATCGTTCAATTTCTTCCATCCATTGACTTGAGATGTGGGGTGAGCAATAGCTACACTTGAAGTTACACACGTTACCGAATGAGACTTCTACATACGATGGGTCTGTGTTATCATCCCAAGGCTTAGTTAATATATCATTGATATATGGACGTGCCCACGAATCGTCTGCTGACTTGTGAATTCTATCACTGAAACTGTCTTTCGCATTGTCTTCTACACGCCAGCAATAGTCGCATTCGCTAGGACGTTCGCCCTCAAGCATTAACTTACGTTGTTCTTTTTTGAATTGACTATTATGTAATGCTGTTGGATTCTTTTTAATCTCGTCAACAGAAACAAAATGCGTTGTGGGATGATGACATGAATGCGTGTGTCCGTTTTGCAAGTGCATCGTAACTTGCTTCCATTTAGCAACACAGAAGCTAGGACTTACTTCATCTAGCTCTTGTTTTACTTTAGTTAAGTGTGTGTTATAATCCATTACCAGCCTTCTTGTTGTCGTATGATATCTATCTCTTTGACCAATGGTCCTAAATTCTTTTTGTCTTTATTTGCATGACGTTTAAAGAATTTACTTTGCTCTGCTGAGAGTGTACACATTGGCAAGTCAAGTTTATCGCTTAAGGCTTCTCCAAAGAACTTAGATGAATAATGAGGGTCTCTGTCCTTATAGTCTTCCCAAATAGTAGTTAGATTATCGAACCATTGAACTTGCTTAGGGTCAAAGTCATGTAGCATTGTCATGTAAGTGCCAAGTCTAGCTCCGTAGATAGCCCAGATTCCATTCTCTACGTCTGCGCCTACGTTGTGCCAGATAGTAAGATTGTCAAAGTTGCGACCAGATACCGAACGTTTGAACTCATTGATACTGGGAGTTAGCCCATCTACTAAGCACATCTTTACACCCTCTCTGAAGCCTGCACGCCATGCTTGAAAGGGTGTGTAGTTAGGGTATGTTGTGCTATAGCAATCGTGCATACTCCAGTATAAACTGTTGTTATAGTCTAAGCAGAAGTCAACGGTGGTAGTGTTGTTACCATCACTAGCCTCATGTGTCTTCATGTTCATCACATAGTCTTTTGTCCAGCTGGACATACCACCGTTGCCATACACTAACCCGTTGATATTGTTACGTGCTCTCCAGCGAAACTGTGCTTGCTTATATGATTCGTCTTTGCCCGTGAAGTCTAAAGTCAAGTCAAAGAAGTTAAAGTCGGGTAAGTTATCTCCGTCGATTAGAATAAATCGTTCTGTGTCTGATTCCTCTGCAGCGGCTTTGTGTGCTGCATCACTACCCTTGACCCCATCTACTCTACGTGCCCACGGCACCATGTTCTTAATCTTAACCCAGAATTCTTCTTTCTGTGGTTCGTCATAGCTTAGATAAATGCAATCTAAGTCCTGTACTTCAATTATGTCTGAATTCATTTACGGTTAAATCCCATGTTATACCTTCACTTGTAATCATTGATATGTCATCACTGCTACAAGTGATTCCTTTAGTTGAGGGCTTTAGTTTTCTAATCACCGTCATCTCACTCTTTTTAACAATCTCACCATTAATTACATACACATCAGGTCTGCATTCATGGTAAGTGTCACCATCGATGACGATATAATTACCCTCAATATTCTCACAAGTATAACATAAAACTTTCCCTGTGTCATCATAATATAGTCTAAATTCAACCATAATACTTGTCTCCGAACGTTTTTACATAGTAGTGAAACGGGTACTGCTGCGGGATAGTTTGAATACGTAACGGGTTGAACTCATAGACTAATTCACTTGTCCAGTCTTCTGTCGCTAAGTTGTTGATAAATTGTTTCATATGGACAAAAGAAAAGTCATCGTAGTTCATAGTTGTATTCTCTGTACCCATAATGTGACATGCAATAGAGTACACCCAATCTGTACTAGCCTCTTCGTCAGTGTCACAGATTAAGATTTTCTTGTATTCTTCCCAGTTTTGAAAGATTTCCTTAGTTAAGTTAAAGAAATCCTCTGAGAATTTACTTTTCTTAAAGTAAGTCATAGCGTTATATACGTCTGGGAGATTGTTGGCACGGGTGAACTCTCTGTACGCTTTCACATTAGATATATTACCCTTATAGTCTCTGATTGTATTACACACTACGATATCTTTTTGTGATAACACATCGAACCAGTAGTCAACATTCTTAGTCATAATCATGTCAGCTTCTAATTTGATTGTATCGTCATAGGGTGATAGATTGTATACCTCACTATCTGTACTGAATGATGGCTTACCCTCAGTGATAATTGTCACGGGAATGTCGGGCATGTGTCGCTCAATACTGTCACGCAACGTTTCAGCACACTTAACATAGTCTGTAGTGTCTGAGTTCTGAGCCATAATAACAAAGCCCTTACTCATCTACTAACTCCATAAATGTTTCTTTGCTCATACAGTGAAAGTCCATGTCTTTGATTTTCATATACTCAGCACGTTTTCCTGTCTCATTTAATAACACATACTCTGTATTAAATGAAGTATCATTTGTGCGATATACTTTCACGTAACTGTTTACGTGATTCAATGTCCACGGGATATAGTTACGTTTCTCGTCATAGTGCCCGTCAACAATGCGTGTAGCAATAGTGATACCATAGTCATTACGGTACATAGGGCTATTGATATGATAGAGGTTAATATAGTGACTGTAGTTATTCTGAACCATTTCTAAACACTGAAAGATATGTTTAACTCTCTCGGTCTTTTTGAATACAATAACTGTAGCCCATAATGTCTTAAAACTTCTGTCACTGACGTATTCAGTATCATGCCCTTCAGTTAGAAAGAATGTACTGTCATGGCACATAAAGTCATCGTAGATATCAAAGACTTTCAATAACTGGTCACTGTTTACTAGATAGTCTGTGTCTAATAAGATAGTTTCATCGTAGGGTGTTAAGTCGTATGCTCTGTATCTACCCTTGTTATACCATGGATTACTGTCTTTCTCGTTACTTGTTTCAGCACTTACGTTAATGATATTGAACTCTGGGTTCTCGGGCTGAATATCCGTAACAATAGTAACGGGTAAGTTTAGAAAGTGTTTTACTCGTTCGGCTGCTTTAACTGCCATTGTGTAATAATCTACTTTAGGATTATTAAAGGCAAAGAACATTACTCCCCTCATCGCAATGACTGTAGTTTACTGTATTCTTCGTGCCACTCGTGCATGACTGCAACGTACAAATCGTTAGCAAACGTTAACAAATCGAAACGGTCTACCTTGATAGGGTTCTCATAGTTATCTAACAATACTAATGACTTAGCAGGGCTACTTGCTAACTGTGCTAAAAGCTCAGGGGACGCTGTCCACATTCCACCTTGTTGGGCGAATATGAGTTTACCTTGATACTTTGCTTTAAGATATTCTTTGTTTTGGTTGTGACTAAATCTAGCTTTAGCCTGGCTCAATATGGTTTTGGTATCCATTTAAAATACTCCGTAGAATATTTAAATGAATACCAGTTGCCCAATATATTTTATTAAGCGTAGTTCGTCAATACAGTTGGGGTGCCCCAAGCATTAGAAGTTACATACGTTGTTGACGGTGGCTTGACAGTCAAGTTCATCGTAGTCCCAGTAGATACAGTTAAGCCAACACCCTGTGACCAGTTTTCATCAATTGTAGTTACGAATGTAATTATACCGCCGGTTACGTCAACTTTTGCAGTTACATTAATGAAAGATGTAACATATTTTGACAATGCACCCACAGCAGATTGTTTGAATATTTCAACTGAAGTTGTTGTTAACGCATGATATCCAGTATTAGTACTGATAGTAAAGTCAGTACCCACTGAACCAGAACCACCTGTCTTTGTTGTTCCTGTAAAACTTGTTCCAGCGATAGTTGATGTGCCAGCACTCAACGTAACTGTACCAAATGCACGACATAAATCATAGAACACTTTATCGATGCCGGAAGATAGATTTGAACCATGTGAACATGTAATAGCTAGTTGTCCGCCTGCATTAAAGAAATAACGTGCAGCAGCTCCAGATGTAAATGTAACTGTAGTTGTGTATGTTACTTTATCTAAGAACGTTGTAGTTGTTGCCTTTGATGTAGTGACTGACGTTGCTTGCGCGGAAGCATTCAATCTGTTTGTAGTGATAGTTGCCAAATTCGTATTGATAGCATTCACGAATTTAACTGAATCCCCAGCTGCTGGTGCAGTGACCGCAGTGATTGTAGAATTCTGATGCGAGGCAATCGAGCTGATTTTGTTTACTAAGTCTGCCCATTCTGTAGCTCCCACTTTTCCACCAGCAGCAACTACTGGAAGACTAGTTTGTCCGTAGCCAGAATTTCCAGAACCAGAACCCCAAACTGCGTTTAGAGTTCCTACCAAACTATTGTAATCTTCCGCTTGAATTAATCCATATTGTTGATATGTCATGTTATCCTCTTAATTAATCTTGACAGCGGCTTCAATGATGCCTTCACCGTCATCTGTCTTATTTACTAGAGAACGACCGATTACATTAAAACTTGTCAATTCTTCGTCTTTACCAGCACGGGCAAGACCGTTACCAGCAGAGACTAAACGTTGACCCTTCTTAACTTGCCCGACGACACGAACAGATACACGTCCAGACAATGCGATTGGTGGGTGAGTTTCATCAGTACCTGCGCCACCGTTCAACAAGTATGCGTATGTGTTAGACACAACGCCGAATACTTCTGAACTCAACTCAGCTTTAGCTAATGTAACTTCATAATCACCACCCAATTCAACTACTGTACCAACAGTGTAAACACCGTCAGCAGCATAACGTTCTGCAATGTCAGCAGAGTAAGTAGCTGTCAAACGTGATGTACCTTGAAGTACCCAGTTACCTGTAATGTTACCACGTGTGCCTTCAGCACCAGTAGTAATGTTTCCAGTTTGAACTGTGTGAGGGAAAATGTTACCAGTAAACTTAGTTACGGATACGTTAGTACCTGATAGATATTCAGCAACGTTAGCGTTAGTATATGTACCTGACGGAACCCAAGGAGAACCATCAGTATTCAAGTAATTGTCACAACGAACTGATTGTGTTGTACCCAATGAGATATTGCCGCTTGTAATATTGAAAGCATTACCAGTAGAAGGACCTACAACAGTCCAAGCCCCAGTAAATGTGCCACCTGTTGTTGCACCACCTGTAGTAATTACACGAGTCTCAGTTGTACCTATGTTAGCAGTACCGACGTTTGCAAGCGCGGAGTATACTCGTGTGTTGAAAATACCGTTACCTTGAGCAATAACATCACGACCTACTAGAACATCAATATTTGCTGTGATAGTGTTTGCAACAATAGAGTTAGTTACTTCTAAGTTACCTAGGAAAGAGTCACCCACTGCATTTGATGATGTTAAAACCACCCAATCAGAAGTAACTGTTGTACCGTCAGCTGGACAAACTTTAAGTTTGTTGTCACTTGTATCATACCACAACTGACCCTTCAATGGGTGAGCAGGAGGGGTGTCATTTGCAAAGTTTTCTAGCAAATGAACAAAGTTAGTGTTTAGGACGTTGCCGTAACCTGCGTAGTTACGTCCTGGTAAGCCCAATGTAGTTCTCTGAGTTTCAAGAACTCCATCCTGAATCGTTACTAGAGTAGAATTATTAGTTCTTAGAATCGTATATGCCATGAAAATGCTCCGTTATTATTATATTTATCTTTAACCTGTAATCAAGTTTGTCAATGATTGGATTCTGACTGTATAATCAATCTGAATCTGTCTGTTTAGTGACTTTTGTACCGGATGAAAAATGACATGGGTTAGCATTTTTGTCAATTCATCCCCGCTTTCGTTAATACCGTCGAAACTCACCAAGCCCAATTCATCAAAAACGTATGGAGTTTGGGTTTCCGTGCCGTTGTCGAATGCCATTTGACCAGCTGGTTCGCTGTAGTCTAGTAAGCAAGAGACAACAATATCAGAGTAGACTTTCCCCAATGGGTGACTAATAGACATTTTGTTACGTGATGGATTCGTATTGGAAATGTTAGTATCATCAACCACTTTTGCAAACGTTTGATTATATAAAGTTGCACTTGCACCAGTAACGTTCGGTGGCAAATACGTAATAACACCAGTTTGGTCAATGCTTGAACCACCGTTACCGAAAGCCATCTTGTAGATTGCCCCTGTACCGCGATTGCTCAAAGCATTAGCTAACGCAATACTCATATTCTCATAGTGAATAGCGTTTTTCTTATCCACTAAAACTTCCCCAGTAGTTGGGTCAAAAATCTTCAAAAAGCCCTCGATTTGCATAGGGATTAAAACTTGTGCCATTTAAATGTCGCCTCGTAATTGTACTAACACTTCTTCCGTGTTAGGGTCGTGTATTTTCACACTTGTACTAAAGAAAACCCCGTTGAACTCATCTACTTTGGACTGTTCAACTTTTTCTTGGGGTTCTTTGTCTTCGGGTTTATCACTCATAAACTATATTTATCTCTCAAATATTGTTCATTTGCAAGAACTTCGCAGGTTCAGTCTGACTCAACTGCAACGGAATCTCGAACGTATGATATTGGAACACTGTAGTATCTGTCCAAACTCTGTCATAGTACGCTGGGTCCATTACCTTTGCGCTACTTAAACTGATTACTCTGCTATTGACAGGGTGATATGATTGAATCTGTGTTCCATACGAACCTCTTGTGATTCCAAGCAATACGTTATTTTCTAAGTCAACTTCTGCAAAATGAATCTTTTCACCGTTGACTTCGATAGTATCACCGCGGTAAATTGTCAAGGTCAATTCATCACCAACTTCAACAAAATCGTCAAACACTACTGCAGGACGACCAGTAATCATTCTCAATGCTGTGAAATCGTAAGGAACCTGAACGTCTTTAGTTATATCATAGATTGACACGCCTGACACATCAGTGAAGAAGCCGTTAACAAATGCATATAGTGTACCATCGGCATTCTGTTCTACAATTGATTGTGTATTTGACTTCTCAATCAAGTACTCAGCATCTTGAACATGGATTTCTGTGTCAACATCGTTGATTTCTTTAACCAACCATGTTGTGTCTTCCATATTCATACGGCGAATAACTTTATTGTTGTTCTTGTCAATCTCGATGCGATATGTTTGCTGATTTGGTGAAGCTGACGATACCATAGCAGTTGCCATTACAACTTGACCTTCTTGTACAGGATAGTCGATAGTCATCAAGTTGTCATCCCCAAATGTAATTAACGCAGGGTCGATGCGAAGACCATCAACCGTCACCCAAGCACGTTGACCGTTGCTGTATACAATCGGAGACATTGGGCTCGGTACCAACGTATCTGGACTCGGTACTGTTATCGAGTATGTTGAGTAATTGTCAGTTGACACTTCACTAGCAGTAGACATATATTGACGAGTAATACCATTAAACATAGTTACTGCTACAGTTTGTCCTTCCTGAACTTCGTTCAATAAAGTTAGTGTGAAACTGTTTTCATCTATTAAGTAGTCGTTTAAGAATCTTAAACGAACACCGTCGACTTCAACGATTGCACTTGGAATTGAATTTCTAAAGTTAGGGATAGGTAGAGCTGTCACTCCTAATGAAATAACAAACTCAGTACCACCTTCAGTGAACAACTGGGTTTCTGGCAATGAGACATAATGCTCATCAATGTTGTCCGAAGATTTACCAGTACGTACAATAGAATATACAATGTAATCTGTTTCCGAATCGTATGTTTCATTCAGTGACAAGATTAACGAATTGTTGTCACCTTCATACGTTGTGAAGTCTACCCCAAACTCTAAGCGTGTTAAAACTTCGCCTTGCTTTTGTGCAAGAACGACTGGAGTAAGGTCTTTACCATACAACATTGGTAGTCCGGTGTTAATAGAGCTATGTCCGGTATTAACGTCATCGAACAACGGCATAGTCTCAGTGCTTTCACGTTGTCTCTCTGTCGCATTACCAAATTCATAAAGTTCTAATAACACAGTTTTCCCTATCAAATCTTCACTGTTAACTGTAACAGTTTTAGAATTCCAGTTGATTGTGTAAGTGTACGGGGTTGCTACTGTTGAGAAGTTTTCATACAAACGAGTCATGGTACCATCTTCATTTATAATGAATACCGCTGCACCTGCACCGTTGGCTACAGTTTCCGCGAAAGATGCTGTTAGAGTTTCGTTGATTTCACGCTTGACTTGGATCATACTAAATCCAGACGCATAGTACCAAATCTGTTCAGATCCGTCTCTGTTCCAATATGCACCGGGCGCTGATGTAACAGTCATGTTGACTTTATCTGAAATAATACCAGCAACCATTTCTTCTGGTCCATAACCAAACAAGAAGTCGTTGCCCTTAACTACATAAGTAGTGTCAGATAAAGTTTGAGTCAAGATGTTTGTCCAAGTTGAACCGTTAGAGCTAACTCGCAATGTTCCGTTTTGTCCAGAAATTACAAAATTGCTATTAATGAATACAATCGAGAACAATGTTTCATTGACGGTAACTGACTGTTGTACCCATGTCAAACCATCATCTGACGTTAAAATGATGCCAGACGCAGTGATTGCAATTAACATTCCATTTCCGTAAGCAACGTCAATGATAGATTCATTGATATCGTCACCGTCGATAAATGCTTCAATCCATGTTACTGCATTTCCGCTGAACATTATCTTACCAGATTCGCCTACTGCTACCAATCCTTCAGGTGTTGCTGTTGCTGCTACCGGAACAAACATAGTATTCACTGAATTTACCACTGACCATGTCTTTGCGTCAACACTAGTCAAGACTAATGCAGCAGTACCGAGTGTTGGTGCAGGAGTATCGACTCCATCAGTCACAATTATTCTAGATCCTACAGCAACATATCCTTTATATTGCTCAGTGTCTAAGAATACCACATCTCTGAGAGTATTAAATGTTCTAATTGCATCACCGACTGAGTGAGTAGTTGTCCAGACTAAGCATCCAGATGATACATCAATTTTACTTCCGACAGTGATGAACTCACCATCCACTGTTGCGGAATTCAAAATGCCACCTAAACTAATTTGTAAAGTAGAGTCATCATATGAACCATCATCAAAATCTAACGAATCGTAAGTAGTTCTATCACCTAAGCTGATCCAACGAGCTCCATCAAAACTAACCAATAGTGGATTAGTATCATCATCAAGAGTGATTACGTACTTTTCATCGGAATAAGAGAAACTTGTCACTGGCAATTCTTGTAGAGAAATTCTAGTTGATTTCCATGTGCCAACCTCAGTTTGTGTCAACACGAACGTTAGTCCGTCACATGTAGCGACTGCGACATAATTTGTACCGTTAAAGACTACACCCTTAACATCAGCTTCGCTATTTGTGAACAAGTTATCAGTCAAGATTACATCTTCTTCAACAACGTCTTCAGGTGCAAACTTGTTACCAAAGTACACAGTGTTTGGATAAGTAATGCCTTTTAATAATTGCTGATGGTCTTTCGGAACCATACCAATTGTTGGCTGATAGAATCCGTCAATACGTTCCAACGCTGTCATTGACACGTCGGCAGTTGTCAACGGAGTCCACTTAGATGGGTCAAACACCTCATCAAAATTACTCTCCTTACATGCCCAAATTACTCCGGCATATGTTACTATCGAGACAGTCTCGTGCTGCGAGAAGATATCGTGAGACACTGGTTCAGGTAAGTAAGCATAATCATTGCCTACGTCACCGAAGTCCTGTGTTAGATTCAACGCACCATTCCAAATGAATGATGTGAATGGTACTCTACGGATCATTGCCGGGTCTGAGTATACGTTAACTTCTGTGCTATTAACTGGCTTAACATAGAATTCATCAAATGTGCCGGCTGCTCTGCCTGATACAGTTGCAATTATAATCGCACCAGTGTTTTCATCAGCATACTTGATTAGAATAGTCGCATCATTTACACCATCTTGTCCACCTAGTTCTGAGCCACTAATTCTAATTACATAGTCGTTAGTGTAGATAGTTCCCGGAGATACTACTTTAATAGTGTACACTTCTGATAACTTGTTGTTACCGAATTTTGGTCTAAAGATTTGAATCTCAGCACGTCCGTTTGTTCCATCAACAATCGATGGAGTATAACTAGGAGTAACTTTGTAGAATTGCAGCATTGCGTTATCAATTTGCCCAGGGCTAATGTTACTGTATGCGTAGTCAAATCCTACGACTGCAAAGCCGTTATCATTACGCAGACCATTAATTGGTAACACTACACCTTGTGAGCTTGATAAGATTGTTGTAGAACTACTTTCTTCAGATGAAGAAGAATCGTTACCTAAACTAGAGTAAGGAGCTGACCAGAATAAACCTGGTTGCCATTCTTTAACTTTACTTGAATAACTAACTCTGTCAAATTTGATAGTTGTTTTCAAATCACGAACACCAGTAGTTCTCATTGTAGGTACTAGTTGTGCAGTGACATGTACGTTCAGTACATAGCCAGCTGTTTTTACTGTATTGTTGAACTGAATTCCTTTAGAATCAGTTTTTGCATCTTTGTATGTTTCAAAGAATGTAAGTACATAACTTCCACTGCTCTCTGATACTTTTACATAATAGAACCCATCGGCAATTACTGGCTCACCGTCAGTGACCGATTCAACTTTTACAACATCATATGAACTAATATCAGCAGTTACATTAACTGTTGTGACTAACTTACTATTGGCAACATCAATTAGATTATCAGCGCCAAGAGTATCAGTGCTAAAATTATCAAACGTGAATGTTGCGCTAGGTTCGACAATCAATTCAGGAGTAGTTACATAACCTTCACCTGGTTGAATTACTTTTACTGCTACTACTTTATCAGCTTGCATCACGGCTTCGAATAATGCTTCGCTTCGTGGGGCTGGGTAAACAGTAGTGTCAATCACCGCTGTAATCTTTGGAGGGAGTTGATAGTTTTTACCAGGGTTTAAAACAAACACATCAGGTGTATACATAAAGATAGGTGTGCCTACATGATGTACTGAACGAGGTGTATTATTGACACCACGAGAAACTCCAGTTAACTTGCCAAGCTGTCTGTCGATACTGGTATAACCGATTTGTTCTGCGCCCAAGTACATGATACCTTGATAAGGAAGTGTGTACGCATTTTCGACATAAACATCAATCATGGTCTCGTTAATGTACTGAGTCAAGTTTGTGATGTGCTGAGCCTCTCCACCCTTAACGCCCATTCCTAAATTGCTAATCCAGTCAAAGTATCTATAGTCTCCCCAAACAGAGTCGTTGATTGTTTTTTGTTCTGCGTTTGCAGATACACCGAACACAACTTGAGGAGATACAAATTTACCTGCTTCAAAGTCGTAGTATGACGGCAAATCAAAGTCCGTAGCTGTACCGTTGACTACATCAGATACTTTATATGTTTCAACAAACTCTTTAAGAACAACGCTGAACGGTTTAATTTCGTTAACATACCCTTCGATTAAAGAAGTCTCGTCTGCTATATACTTAGGAGTTTGTTTCAACGTGCGAACTGTGTAGTTAACATCAGCAAACTTTGTCTTATTCAACCATGGTAGATAGTTATGAGATTCAATGTTCTCACTTTGAATGAATTCAAACATCAATGTCAAACTCTTGTTACGGTGGATTTCTAAGTCACCTACAAATAGCTGTTCATTGATTGCACGTACAATATATCTAGTCTCCTGTGCAGTGTTGTTGTCGTATAGTTCTAAGTCATAGAAACCATTACCGAAACCAATACCCTCTGGTGCGTAGTCGTACACAGTAGATAAGAATTGATAAGTTCCATTCTCTAAACCAATACGAACCCATTCAGAATTCTGAACTACATAGACTTCTCTGTTTCCGTTAGAATTCTTAGAGACTGACACAATTAAATTCTCAACTGGTTCGATAGTTTTCAAAATATCAACCGACTCAACTTCAAACTTAGGTCTATTCTTTTCAGAGTAACCCGTTGCCCACCAATATGAGTAATCCCAATATTTTGTAGTGTCGATAGTTTCTGTAGCGAAGTGCAAGAATGTAGCCGAAGCTGTTTCTGCTACTGGGAATTGGATGATAATTTTATTAGTGTACTCAACCAAGTTCTTTAGCGCCAGCAAGCGATTGACAAACATGCTTTGTCTTGGTCTTACGCTTACGCCGACTTGCATCAGTTTTGGTAAAGATGCATCAGGTACTGTTGCACCGGCAGCGTCTTCACCTGCAAAGCTGTCAACATATTTTGCGTATAGACCGTAAGGCTCTGAAACACCTTTCTTGAAATCAGGTAATCCTGGTAAGAACTCAGTTGTATTTGTACTAATCAACTTAAATTCAGTGTGACCTCGAACATCTCTGTCGGTCGTACTGAAACCAACGTGTATGAATGTATCATCACCTCGAATAAAATCTAATGAGTTATACAATCCAAACACATTAGTGCGTAATGGAGCAACGAAAGGTACACCAGACTCTTGTGGGTATTTGATATACGTTGCGATTGCAGAGTCGGTCAACGTCTTGCCTAATTTTGAACTAAGCATGTTAGTACCGTTAACCCAGAAATAGTATTTTGCAACCAATGCATCAGACGAATCAGTTGTAAATGACACGCTAAATTGTGTAGTGTTTAACACTATGCCAGGACCGGTGTATTCGTTAGGTGGAGTGCTACTCTCAACCCAAGTATATACATCGACTGAGCTGCCTGGGAACGGAACACCCCAGTGTTTACTATTGTAGGCAACATCATTAGCTTGATGGTAATTATAGAATCTTACGTTCGCAGTATTGAACCAAATTTTACCAACGTGGTCTTTACCCCAAGCAATCGTAGTATTAGTGCTACCATTGTTATATGCTGCAGGGTCAACAGAGCGGGCAAAATCGATGTTCGATTCTACAACACTTAGTAATTTTCCTTGCAATGGATCAAAGTAATCTAATGAGACTTCAGTTACATTAGTTGAGTTATTGAACAATTGGATCTTGCTTATTTTGTTAATATCAACTACTTGTTCAGATGAGCGATGTACAGACCAGTTAGGTGTTCCAGTGTCATTTCTATAGATAGTAACTTTGCCACCTAAAGATTCGAAACCAGGTGAGCCAATGATGACTCTGTTGTTAGTAAAATCAACAGAAGCACCATACATCGGGTGGGATCCATACGCACTAGTTATGTCATTACATGGTTGAGAGTAGACATATTTGCCCATGTTATCTAACGCCTCTTCATATGAATCGATGTAGTCGTACATGTAGACTGCACCAGCACGAGTGAAAGAATCCTCCCAGATTATCATATTATTATCGAAGGCAGTATCAGTATGTGCAGTAGTTTCATCTGTGTAATCGAAACGTGTAGCTGCAAATCTAGTTGCTGTCGGCGCACCGACTACGAATGAATTCACCTCATTATACTTAACTGCGAAACCGAACTGTGTTTGATGCTCTTTATGTGGAGCAACAATAGTTTGCGACATTGGATAAGGCATCATACCTAACATTGTCCAGAAGTTACCGTTAAACACACTTAGATTTAATTTGTTCATGCTAGGTGCTAACGACATGTCACGCAAGCGAATAATTAATCTGTTATCTTCAGTTGCATACGCAAATATGTTTGTAATATTTGAATTATTGATGCAGTTAGCAATGTTAGTAGCTGCCCCTAATGGTGTGTATAGTTGACTTGTTGATGGTGCGCAACTTACATTGTACGGGAAAGGTACGCTAAATGTAATCACGCCAGTAGTGTCATTGACTGAACTATATGCAATATCATATGAGTCCCCTGCAAACTTAACAAATCTAATCACGCCAGATTCAGGTAATAGTTTTGCTTCGTTTGGATCGATAGTCACTGAAGTAGAGTTTTGAGTTACAGTCGTAGTGATATTAGAAATACCAAACGCATTCACACGATATCCGTTCAAGAGTATGTATGTGGGTTCGTTCAATGATGCAGGAGTCGACCCAACTAACATACCATAGCGTTTGCCTGGATCTGTGAATCGATAGACTGCACCCTCGTAACCGTCAGAAGTTAATGCATATGGAGCTCCAACAATCAATTCTGTACCGTCACTAGAACAGTCCATAGAATAACCGAACCACTGACCTGAGCGCAAGTCTTCGGGAGCACCGTTGATAAATGTTCCTGTTTGAACTACTTTAGAATCCTTGACTGTGATAATGTCACCTGCGTCAAACCCAATTGGTCCGAAATAAATTGCATTCAGGATAATCAAGTATTGGTTAGTACGCAGTCTCTTGCCGTTTTTATAAACCATTGCAGAAATGCCAGGGTACCATGGTAGAATTACCAAGTGTGTGCTTGACTTTGGTACATCTCTTTGTACTTCAAATGATTCTGCTAGTCTATCAAACGCATAGATATGTCCTGTAGCAATTTGAGAACCTGATTGGTTGTGCTTAGGAGCACCGATGAACAGCTTCGTACCATCATAGTTAGTTGCGATACTAGCACCTAGCTGGTCGCCAGCTACATATGACACTGGGTTAGCTAAAATTTCAACTAACTCGTAGTTCATTGTTGCAACATATAACTGAGAACCACTAGGAATACTATGAGTAAACTTACTCATTACGTAGAAAGTAGTCTTATCAGTTGTGCTGTTATATGATTTAGTTGAAACAGTGTAAGTTGCAGTATCATCGAATGAGACTTTATAAACCATTGTGCCAAGTGGGATATTAGGGAAGTATGTAGGTACACCATTCTCTAACCCAACCATCAACACAGGTTGTTGCTCAATATAGAACATTGTCTTATTCTCGGAAGGTACATAACTTGACAATATCACTGTAAACAATGTATTTTTAAGATGTGTGTCACCGAAAGAAATAGTATCTCCGTTTGACAACAATGAAGTTTGATTACCTTCAAGTTTAAACGATTCGCGGATGCGGTCGACTGCATCACTTCTATCAGGAACAAACTCTTCCGCCAATACAGCCAACTGAGCAAATGATGTTGCGAACGTCACACGCTGACCGTCCTTTACAGTTTGTGTTGCATTACCTGCAACTGTAAATGAGTTTGAATTGACAACGATATCAGAAGCAACTGCTAAACCTAAACCTGTTTTTAGCAATGAAGGATCTAATGTGTACATGAATACAGAATCGTAGTCACCTGACTGTGCATTCATAAAGATGTGGTTACCGTCGCCTGATATAGCGATAGAGTTACCGACAATATCAGATGCTTCGCCTGCCCAAACAATAGTTTGTTCTAATACTGGTTGAGAGAAACCCTCATCAGTTGCATCACGGTATACAAAGATTTGACTGATGGTTGAATGAGGAGCAGAGATAACAATAGTCTTGTTAGCATGTTTAATCACAGAACCAAAGTTGGTACCTGGATATGATAACGTATTCTTTGGATAGTAGACTCCGTCATCTTTTAACGATGCATAAACAGTTACTACACCTTCTGTTTTATCTCCAGCAAAGTAACCGATACCAGGTACATATGCAACAGCATCACCTAAGCTAGATGAAGTTGAACCTTCATTAACTTGAGTGTGTTTGTAGTTTAGTTCCTTCTTATATACTTTCCAATCACCGTCACTAGATTGGTCTACCCATACTTTAGCAGGGTCATATTCACTGTGATTCAATGGAAGATACGGGATGTCTCTTGGTGTAGTGACACGGTGGCTTTGTAACAAGAAAGCTAAACCTGTGCTAGTAACACTAGTAATAGTAGAGTCTACTGTCTTGTAAACTGTCAACGCAGTAAGTCCAGGAACATCAGCTACAACATGGTAACCATCAAATCTTGTATCAAAATTCTGCAAACCGATTACTTGATTAATCTGGATGCCGTGAGGTTTGTCGAATGTAATAGTAACAGTGCCATTTAAATTATTGGTCGCAGATACTACTTGAGACGGTACTGTGATAGGAGTGAACACGTCCCATTTGTTATCTTTATTTGCTACCCAAATATAATCGTTTCTGTAGATTGCACCAATTGCAGCATCATTGAAACTATCAATCGAGTATCCCATTTCAATCACATCATCGAGGTGTACGTAACCGGCACTTCGTAAAATGTCGTCTGTTCCAACAGCACGTTGTGGTAGAATAAATTCATTCGCTAGAGTTCTACCATAATTAGTAACATCTGCAAATGAAACTTCTTGGTTTACGTCTGGAACACGGACGTTATTGACTAATGAAACTACAGACGGGTTGCTAGAAAGTTTACTTTCAGAAAGTCCAAATTGCACGTAGTTGTGGTTATTCACCCCGCCGAATTCACTGTTCTTGATTGCCCAGTTTTCGTGTACAGAGTAACTAACTGTTTCATTTTTAATGGTTGCGTTATTCAAGCCCGCTACTGTTAATGGTGTTCCTTTAACAGCAATAGTATCAACGTGCATCTTAACCTGAGAAACTTCCGACAAGTCTGCACTTGCCAAATAATCACGTGGTCTAAATCCAACTAACGAGAAGCCTAGTAAATCAGAATCCAATGCCATGTTAGCATTGTTAATATCATAGAACAATGTTGATTCTACTGAGCGAGATGACTGGTTCGGCAACATGCGTTGACGTACCATTTCATATGACGTTTTGATCCAATCAGTTAGGTCAAATTTATTTGTTGGGTTGATGACCGTTTGATTAGCCATCCAATAATCATTCTTGTACTTTACAACTTGACCCTTTACGTATTTTGCGTTAGGAACCCAATCAGTGATAGAGTCTAGCGACATAATAAAGCCTGCGTTGTTCACATAACCTTGCCATTCTGCGGTCTTTGTACCCTTAACATACATACGTTGCTGACGCAAGCCTGTAGTTAAATTAGCGATAGTGTCTCCGAAAACTGTCTTATTATCAAACACAACAACATGCTCAATTGAGCCAACGTGTCCGGAGAAGAAACTTAATGCATCTCCTGCGTTTAATGCTTTGATTGTAAGTTCGGTTCCGTTTCTGTGTACTGACAAATCAGATAAAGAGATTGGAAGCAAGTTTTGATTTAGAACAAAGTTCTGCTTAGTCAATGTCAATGGTTCAACAATTGCATTAGGTGTGTTGATTCTCAAGACGTTTGCTGCAGGGTTTACGTTAACTGTACTGCCAACGTCCCAACCTGTTTGAATCCAGTATAATATTTCTGCAATCATCTGATCCCATGACAATTCGATGCTATTCTCAACATCAATGAAAGTCATACCTTGTGATTCTAAATACTTGCCGTAGCCCTTGATGAATTCTAAAAGACTTTCAATCGTCTTGAATTCATATCCATAAGGGACCGTTACTTTAGCTGCCGAATACTTTTTCGCCAACTGTATGTTTTTACCGTTTACTGATAATGTTTCATACGAACCAGATACAGGTGTCATCGCTAAGAAGAAAGCACTTGATTGTCTGTTGCCGTAAACTTTATACCCGGTTTGTGTGCGTTGTACAATCACTGAACTGTAAGTGATAGTATCAACTGCTTGGTTTCTGTGTAATAGAATACTATAGCTATCTTCTGGAATTAAAGATGCTTTAGAAGAAGATGTTGAACTATTTTCTGTAAAGAATTTAATCATATCTTTATTAGTAAAGCCAGCTACGTTATAAGTCAAACGCACATCTGTGTTACTAAACAATGACTTGATATCTTCAGAACCAACTGAACCGCTGTGGTTAACATAGTCAACAATCCAATTGATGTAACTATGAGCAGCAGTGGTGTCATCAGTCCCGTAAATTGTGATTTCAGGAGGAGAAATTCTATAACGTTCGTTGGTCAAATATTGGTCAAACGTAGAACTATATTGATAGTAATCTAAGTCAATGTTCAAGTTAAAGAATTTTGCAGGAGATTGCAATGCAGTCACACGAATCAAATCAAATGCCCAAGCACTAGATTTTCTATACGCATATTCTGCAGGACCAACATCACCCATCATCCATGTTTGCTTGAATGTTCCTACATCGTAACTAGAGATGCAATTGCTGAAAGGTGAAACCAAACGACCCAACGAGTCTGCTGGAATAATTGACATTAACCCAGGACGTACCGCAGTTTCAACAATGTAGTCGTCACCGTTGTTCCATACGTAACCATTAGCAATATCTTGCCACATGAGTGTGTTATCACATGTATACGGAGCTTCTCCGTAATGACTATCCCACCACGTTGGCTTGATAGACAATCCTAACATTTCCCACGGTGTTGTGTTAGGTGTAGTGGTATCGTACAACCACAAGTAAATACCTCTCCAGCCACCGATTGTGATAGGAGTATTATTTAACTTTAACTTAGAACCAGTATAGTTCCAAGTCCAATCATTTGATTGGTCATATGTTTGAGTTTCATAATCAATTCTATTCAAACCAACCCAATTCATAAATTGAGTTTCGTATGCACTTGCAAATGTTTTTGTTTCGTGTGTTGAGTTTCTGAAAAAGCCAGGAACGATATCAGCGTATTTGATAGGGGTAGTTTTATTCAACACTTTCAAGTTGTTGAAAATTCGTTGTTCGAATTCAAACAACACTCTATCACGTGCATCTGTCAAAATACCAGCATTGTATGAACCGTATAAGCGATTGTATGAGCCATCATGACCTTTGATGAACCATGTAGGTGATACATAACTTGCATCTAATACAACTTCAGGAATAAATGCAGGGTACAAGCCCAACTTAGTTGGAGTACTTGGTACAAATGATCCGAATGTTTGATGATACTCATTGATTTGAATCTTATCACCTGGGATCAAATCTTTAGTAATTGTTAATTTAGCTTCATCAGTAGATACAACATAATCAACTGTGCGAGTTAGTTGAGTAGTTACAACACCTGAAGTGCCTGTTCTTGTCAAATACACTAACACACTAGAATAGTTTGCATTATCAAAATCATATATCTTAGACAAATCAAATTCAGAATTATCTAGTGTTGACTTGAATGTGTATGTTTTAGACAACGCTTTGTTTTTCGCTGGCAGCATGTCACCCCAGAAGAAAGAGTTACTTACTGTCTTTGGTTCTGTGATGATTTCGATTACTTCGTCAAGAAGACCGCTTGCTGTGTCGATGTACGTAAAGTCATTATTTTCTAAAGTGTTGACAATCAATGCTTTGTATTTTGCATACTCATTGCTGTTGAACGTCATCGCATCAAAGAAATTATAACCGTTATTACGCAAAAATGCCGCCGGTAGAGTTAGAGGAGCACTGTTCTGAATGATTCGAGTACCATAAGGAACCAGATTATCTAAATCTCTAGAATTGTTTGCCCCGAAGGCTTGCCCCGTTAAACCCGGTGCGTTGTTAAACATTGTCTTATAATGACCACGTAGGTCACCTAAAGTCAATTTTTCAATTTGCTCATTGTACGGATTGTGGTCTAAATTTAGTGGGATTTGATAGTAACCGAGTTGGCTAATCGAATCACTTAACAACATAATATCAACTTTAGTTCCAACTTCTGGATAGGTAGAAAGTGTAATAGCTGTTGTTTGTCCAGTAGTAGTTACAGTGAACTCTGAGTTTGATTGACGGACATTGTCAACATAAACAACGGTTGTTGCCCATGCTGTTTCAGAAGACGATTTAACTGGGATATCACAAATAAATGTCGGCTCGAAAGGCGTCCCAGTGTAAACCATGTTAAACACTTGGTATTGGAAACTTTCTTCAACCGCAGTTTGCCATCCTAAATTATAGTTGCCATCGTTGACAACATAGCCGGTTCTAACATTCTCTTTGATTTCTTTACCGTTCAAATTATAAGTGAAAGTATCTGAATTCAATGAGACTGTAAACTCAATATCCCCAACGTTTTGGATGAAGTCGTATTTGACAGGGAAGCGCAGCTCAGTGTCATTAGATCCTGTGCCTGTGCTATACTGAAATAATGTTGTTCCAGAGAATGAGGTTGATGGGTAGAAATCCATGTCACTAAAACTATGACCATTCTTGTCAACGATATCAAACAACGGGAATTGATTGATGTATGCTTTATCCTGTGAAGGTAGCCATGAGCTGCCATTGAAATAATAAATCTTACCTGCATTTGAACCAGAAGTTACAGTAACTTGATCCATGTGTTTTACTGAATCAGTAGGATTTAGTGTTAACTCTAAATTAGTAACTAGATAGGTCGAGCCTGTTGCATCCCAATTACCAGTCGGCATTGTAGGATACAGTAACGTAATTTGAGATGCTGACGAACTGACAACTTGGACCGTACCTTGGAATGAACCATTCGTACTACTAACTAGCGACAAATACTTCTTCGCTGGAACTATTGTAGTTTGTGGGGTAATATTAAAAGTTAAGGATGCACTTCCATCAGCATTAATGACAGACGCACTCAAGTTAGTTACTGGAATCTGCGCTGAGTTAACTGTTTCTGAGTAGAAAACTGTATAGACAGTTGTTCGGACATCCTTGTTGCTATCGTTGGCAAACAGCACACGAGCGCCGTTGAATAACGTACTCAATGTACCATCAGGTAAGAAGTCAGTAGAACCTGCTACTGTTTTCAACGCATCAGTTTCAGTGAAGTTAATATAAGTGATGTTATCAACTGAAGTGTCACCTGAATTCATCATCTTTAGATTAGGATAGAATTCAATGATTGGACGTTTAGCCATCATCTCAACATTACCCAATGCTCGTGATACAAGTTTTGCACCTGGGTTATGTTCTAACGTAGTTTTTAAAACGTCAATATGGAACCAGCGGTTTCCACGTGACCATGCATTTTTGTTTTTGCTATTACGAGAAATAGTGATGTAATCTTTTTCGATTGGCAAGAAAGTTGTTCCATTGAAAGGACCCACGTCATACGGTTGTCCATCAAAATCAGAACTTTCTGCATACGCAAAACGCTCAGGCACAATCAATTCAGAAATAGGTACTAAGTTAATACTAGAACCTACACCTTCAACATAGTATTGACCATCGGCATACTCTTCAGGGTAAATGTTACCTGCAAACTCAACTTTCAAGCCGTTTGTAAATTTAATACCGTTGATACTGGTATAGTTTTTCTTTCCCAAGATATCATTAACGTTGATGAATGAACTATCTTCTTTCTCAACAATTCTAATAACACCGTAGATTTCAGAGTTAGTGCCGTACTGGTAGTAGTACGTATCGCAAGGTGCAGTCACGAACGGAACTAAAATGATTTCACCGTATTCATTCTTGACAAAATCTCTGCCGTTGTATTCAACACCGTGTTGTATCTTCATCAATGAGTTGATTGGCAATGTGTCTGCTTCAATTAATTCAATGAATTGACCGTCGTTCTTATCTCCGACGTATACAACTTTAAATGCATGTGCTGACAAACGTGAAGACGCAGTTTCATCAAAACTTGTCGTATCGTATTCTTCTGTGTCAGTATCATACAGTTTAGTAATATTGCCTGTAGCAGTGATAGTGTGACCGTAAAACAGCACAGTCTTACCTTCTAAGTCAGTAACTCCGTCAATTGATACTGAGCCTGCAGGTTGAGCATGAATTTCGCTGAATTTCAATGTAGTCGCTAAATCAATATCAATACCACGGCTTAATTCCCAATCTTGCTGTGCATCGATGAGTGGCACTTCAAATTTTACTGTGCCGGTAGAAACACCGTTATTTTGCAAACCAAAAATGTCACGGGTGCTGATGTTGGGTCTGTTTTCAAAGTAGCCACTAGTGCCCTTTGTCATTTGAATGTAGAACGGTGCAGCTTGGTCAACATTAAAATAATAAGTACCACCACGAACTAAAGTCAGTTCAGGGTTGTAGTCACCGATTAACTCATTCTTTGCACTTATAGAAAAAGCAAGAGGTGTTGCAGTAACGTTATAAGAAACAGTTTTACTTAACAAAACATTTGTGACTGTTACTGCTTCAGGTCCGCTAGGTAGCCAGTAGTATTGGCTATAGTTTACCATCTTATCTAAGTCACAGAAGCTATCAAATGAATAGAATTGATTTGAGTACAAATCTGATTCTGAAGCTACACTACCGGCGAGACGTAACGCATTGTTCAATTCAGTGTATGTCATTACATCTAAAGGAGCATTAGTGTCTTTCTTTTTAAAGACTACTGCCGGGTTGAGTTGATAGGCAGAACGTTGCGTAGATGGCTCATTCAAATACTTGTCCGACGCATTCACGCCGTAACCAAATTTACTTCCAATGAAGCCTTGAAGTTTTTGAACCTGCGGTGGCTGAACCAAAGTATCTAATGTTGAAGTAAGAAATTCTTCATTTGATTTTGTTCTAAAGATTTCTGGTAAGAAATCAAGTGTTCTAACTCTGTTTGTCATTACTTTATTTACCTATTTTTTAACCTGCAATTTGTAACTCTGATGATGTTAATGCAGAGATTACAACGATGTCACTAGCTTGTGCTGCACTAGTAAAAATTTCATACGGTGCACTCTTAATTTCATAGAGGTCACCAAATGATAAGGAAGGGTCGTTCGGCACTAATACTGCTGAACTAATCAAATCTCCTAGTGCCGAGTGTAGGTATGCACTCAATTCACTAAAGTAGAATGTGTCACCGAAGTCCCAGTTATCAATGCTGAAGTAGTTATTCATTTCTGTAATAATAGCGGATCTAATCTCACTATCACTAGCAGTTGTTGTGCTTGACTTAATTACTTTGATTGTGGCACGTAATGAAGTTTCAGCTTTGCTACCGAAAAGTGGCTTGAATCTAACACTATTTAATATCACGCTATCCGTCAGCATTTTATAATCATTGACTTTGTTGTATGCGTCAGATAGTTCAGCAATAGTTGGTCTGAGTGGTTCAGCAATTGTTCCTGTAGTATCACGTAACCAGTTGTTATACTGTGTTAGGTAGTCCTGAGTCACAAGGTACATATCAATGATTGTTGAAGTCGACGGATCTACACGGTGAGTTTCACCTGAAATATGTTTATACTGGAAGAACAATCCCTGACGACCAATCTTTACTGAGTAGTTCGATAATAATTCCAAGTTAACAATGTTAGCTGCGGTAGTGTCGTGAATCGACTGATAAAATTTATCTTCTAACACGGCGTAGAAAACTTGTCCTACAGGGAATTCGTATTTAACAACTGCAATATCAGATTGTGTACCGTAATTAGATACGATAGCAGATGACGGAACTAACTCAACACGAGTTAGTTTATTGACATCTGTTACGATTTTAAAGAAAGTAAAATGCAATGTATTGCGAGTGTTAAACTGGTACCCAGTAACTTGTGTAAAGAAGTCAGGGTTTTTAAATGTATTGTTTGCAGTGATATCACCCAACGATACTTCAACACTGAAGTCGTCAACATAACCATCTGTCTCAGTTGTTTGCCCTACCACATTCAATGATATCTCATTTGCTAATGGATAGTTATTACCGTATTGAGAATTTGTCTTAAGGATAGTCACAGAATCTTGCGCTACTTTACCAGTAGTTGGATCATACACAGAACGGTTACGCTCAAATGTAAATCTAATATCAGACACACTACCAAAGTAGAATGACAATGATTTATAAGATACGATGTATTTACCATACCCCAAGCCTCTGAATCTCACAAAATAGTTAGTAGCATTGTAAGGCTGAACTGACCAACGTTCCTGAGTTGATAGGAGTGTGCTGTCATATGCTAATGAAAAATCTTGAGACAAGATAATGTTATTAACTATTTCTTGAGTAAGCAATGATCCGAACTCATTAGTGAATGACGGTATAACTGTACTAAGTATTGCCCCATCAGGGATGTAGTTTGTCAAGGTGATTGGACCGTCTCCTGTAGGCAAATTACCAACACCACTGTTGCTACCATCGCCCACGACACTCGCAACACTAGTCCAAACATAAGTTACATCACTCGGTCCAGCGATGCCCGAGACTAACTTATTGCCCTTCGTGAAGTATTTACCAGACGGAGCTACAAATTTAATCATTGATCCGGTAGTCAGATATTTGATGTTATTGCCAGCAACGATGCCTACCGAAACAGGTGCTTGTCCTGCATTATAGAAATAACCTGTACTAGAATCAGCATTGAATACAGTTTGATTCCAATATATAGTACCATCACCTGACTCAGTATTAATCTGATATCGAGTGTACGCTTGAGAGTAATATTGATAAGCACGGTAACTGCCCAAAGCTGACGACAAATCACGAGTTAAGAATTTAATGATATCGTTAGTAGTTGATGCAGTGAACGTGACGAAATCATCATTTCTATCCATATACAAGCCGCCATCTTCCGCAAAGTCGTTCGTACTAGAATATTTGCCAGTAGGGTCAGCTAAGTCAAAGTTGCGACTTACGCCAACGCTTGAACGATTAATTGCCTTTGATTTTACGATACTGTTGAACATAGTAAACGGGAAGTTGTTATAATCTTCTCCGTTAACCATACGATTTTGTGTGTAGAATCTTTGCGGAGCACGGATCTTAATATCAGTTAACGTTTCACGTGATTGCGCTGTTGCGTTTGGCAACATCAACTCTAAAGACAATGTTATTTTTTCAGTTCTGTTATTTTTACTGATGTAAGAAAGAGTGACCGTTGTTCCTTGCATTTCGCTTGGGTCGATAACATATGACAATCCATTGCTTGTTCTGATGTATGAAGCAAAATTGCCGACAGGAATCTCTCCAAACACACCGTCACCGAAGTTACATGTAATCTGGTCGTTGTACCCAGATGTTACGCTGAATAATTTTTTTGATGAGTTTGACGATTGACTCGTGAACACACTTTCTACTTTTTTCCACTCAGTAGGTAATAGCGTGATTGGATCATATTCATATAACCAAACATCTTCATTGTTAATTCCTTGGACGTTGATATCTATGTTTTGATTTTCAAGTTGTGCATCGAACGAGAAAGGGAATTGCTGTAGTGAGCCTTGTTTGAAATAAACAAAAAAGCCTGTGTTAGAACTACTGTACCCTAGCTTATCATTTCGATACAATAAATTGAATACGTTGCTAGACCCAGGAGAGATTTCATACAGTTTATCTGCGCCAACACTTGTCATGCTTGTACATTCAAACGTCATATTGTTGCCATCTACTACTGCTCCAAATGGTGCAACAGGGGAAGAATTTTGCGGGATTCTTATTGAATACTCATCTGTTTTTACTTCTAAAATATTAGCAGAATTTCCAGGACGACCTACACGTTGACCATCAACAAGTGCGGCGTTAATGATAGCATTAAATTGCTCTTGCCAGTTTACGTTAGCTGGGTCGTTCCAAAGTACAGTAACGTTATTCAACGAGAAGTTGTTAACGTCTTTAATTTGTTCTGTCGTAGAGATAGCAGTAATCTTCAAGAAGCCTTGACTAGCAGAATTACGCTTTGGGGTGTAGCCCACAAGTTTAGCTAGTTTGACGACGGAGTCACGGCGCTCTGCTGTGTCGATGAAGTTTTCACGTGTGTTTAAGTCGTTGCGGAATGCAAGACCTTGTCCCATGAATGCGATAACATCTAATAATGCAACATATTCTGAACTTTCAACATAGTCGTTGAATGTTTCAGGGTAGTTTGTACGTAGAAAATCAACCATTGATTTTCTAAGAGTTTCGTAGTCGTAGCTTTGGAAGTCAGCTTGACTGTAATTCTTATAGATTGATTTCCAATCGTTTACGCCGAATAAAGATGTTTGTCTTGAACTGTTAGCCATAGTTGTATGCTCTCTTTATAGTATTTATCATACCAAAAAAGTGCATTTTTTAGCTTCTTACAGTAGCCGATCCTGTAGATTGGTCGAATATAACCTGGAGAAGTTGCACATCATTGAACGGGCTCACGGTGATTTGCATTTCTACTACAATTCCAGTGTCAATTGCATATAGATTAACTTGTTGCAAAGATAATCGAGGGTCAAGTGAGGCAAGTCTAATTAGTTCTTCTTCGATTTTTGCAGACGTTGTAGTGTCGTTTGGTTCAAAGATATACTGCCAAACTGTTGTACCATAGCTTGGGTTTCCGGGTTTCGATCCCTGTGGAATATTCATTGCATTAGTGAAATCTCTAATGACGAGTTCCCTGTCAGTTAAGCGAAACTTTCTACCAGTAGTTGTAGCAGGCCCAGTAGATATAAACCCTGACGTACCCTGTGGCTGTGGTGCAGGTTTAATTGCGTCTGCTTTTTGAGTGTTGAAACCGAAGAATGTTGCCATAGTAATATTTATCTTAGCTTGATGCTGGTCCCACTTCAACTGCCTTCATTGTTTCGGATAATTTGAACACCGGAACTGGAGCTGAAGACGAAGAACCAACGTTATCTACATCTGCCAATGCTTGCTTATAAGCTGCAAATGCGGCTACAGTTGCAGGGTCACTTCTACTACCAGTAGACTCAAGAGATGCTTCATATGCCTTTTGCGTTTCGCTAACTTTGTCTGCTGCGGCTCTGCGCTGCTTACTTAATTCAACTAATGCAGCAGTGTCTACTGGTGGTGCAGAATCACCAAACTTCAATGAAGGAATCTTAGGGTCACCTAGCAATGCTTTACTCTTAGCTGCGATGGACCCTGCGTCAAACCCACCTTCAGATATAGTAGGAAGTTTAATGCCCAAGCCGCCACCAGTACCCAATGATCCAATCGCACCTTTGAGTTTTGCTGCTGGATCAGGTCCTAACATAGACAATGCTTTACCTGCAAGACTATTCCCACCTAATGCAGTTTTAGCCATACCGATAGCACCGTTAATTGAGCTATTTGACGTTGAGCCAACTAAGTTCTTAATTGAAGAACCGATTGAATCTAAACCAGGAACTTCCATCTTTCCACTCTTTAGACTATTTGCTAACCCGTCAGTAGGTGAGCCACTAGATGACAGCATTGCAGAGCCCTTTGACATCAACGATGAAGCAGAGTCGCCCAACTTTGACGCTGATGCCATTAGACCTTTCGCAGAATCTAATGCACCCTTAACATCATTGGGTAGAATTCCACCTAAACTCGCAGTTGCTTTGTTCAGTGCTCCCATAGGATTCATGTTTTTAACTGAGTCCAGCAAACTACCACTTGATTTTGCTTCTGCTGCTTCATTTTTTAATTTCTCTGCTGACAAGCTAACTGGCTCACCTGCTTTAAAATCTTTAAATTTAGCAGTGACTGACTCGAAAGCGGAAGTCGCAGAATCTTTCAGTGAATTCAAACCATCTTTTAGTTTGTCCCCGAGCCCACTTAAACCAGAAAGTGCTTTATCAGCTAAACCAGTAGCAAAGTTACCACCTGCGATTTGCTTACCGATATCACCACCTAATGGATTTGGTATCTTATCTGCGCTCAATCCTAAGCCTGAAGGGAGACTAGGGAAGCTAAAGTTCGATGGGGTAGCTCCTTTGACAAAATCCATAGTAGCTTTTATGCCACTAGTTGCTGCCGCCATAATCAATCCACCTGATTGAGTCGGGCTTTCTTTACCTGACAACAATCCAGTTTGCTTCAACATGCTTTCACCTTTGGCAAGCAATGACGTTGCCGCGCCCACTTGAGCAGGAGTACTCTTTAAGAAGTCTGAAGCATTGTTAACTCCATCCTTACCGGTAAACATATTAGGCGTGAGTGCTTGCTCGATTGACTTGCCACTAGAAATAGCTGCTGACACTGCGGCTGATGCGCCCGGCTTCAAATTACCTGCATCTTCCATTTGCTGAGGTGTCATGCCAAGTTTACCGATTGCCGCAGTTGTACCTGATTCAGTCTGTACTACTTTTGCTCCTTCTTTGACAGCATCGGCTGCAGGTCCTGTAGCAGCATTAACAGCCATCTGTGATACCATTGCAGTAGTGCTTGCTTTATCTAAGGTTGGTGATGCTGCCGGGGATGACGGTACAGATGCGCTCAACGCAGGGCTTGTTGTGTTATCAGGTGCCGACGGTGCTGTTGCGTTCGCAGCCGCTACTGCTGGGGCAGGAGGTGAGGGGAAGTTTGCTGCTGCATCTAAGTTGACTTTAACATCAACACCTTTGCCTGCGCCGTCCCATGGAGCATGTGCAGGTGCTCTACTTGCAATACTAGATAGTTTTCCCGGTGCTGATGCATACCCTTTGGCTGAGTCGTTCAATGTGTCGCTGTGCTTTATTTCTTTCAATGGTGTAACATCTGCAGGATTTAATGGCATACTACCAGTATTCAGATTCACCTTTGCGCCAGTTACGTAAGCATCGCCGCCAGCAGTCATACCAGCATTACTGCCCGCTTTTACTGCATACTGTGAGCCTACTTTAATAGAATGATTTGCTTTAACTTGTTGTTTCAAATCAGTACCAACAAGCTGTGATGTTTCTTTTGAACTTTCAAATCTCATGTTTTCAGCACGAATGTTCAAATCTTTTACTGCGTTGATGTTGATATTGTTATCAGCGTGTAGGTTTAAGTCGCCCATTGTCCTGATGTTAACTGAGTTGGTAGAATACATATCGATTGTACCCTCTTTACCTAACTCGATATAACTCTGTCCGTTTGAATGGATAATGAACAATGTGCCAGCGCTATCATTCATCATAATCATATGACCGGATGAAGTTCGTAATCTGAATAACTGGTCTCTACCTTGTAAATCCCCGTCATCCATAACAAATGAATGTCCACCTAAACGACCAGTAACTTTAAAACTACTATCAGGTGCTGACGTATCTTTTACAGCATCTTTAATTGACGCATCATCAAATCCACCTCCGTAGATAGGGCGTCCTGGTGTGCTCATACCAAACACACGACTAGGTGTCTCACGTGTACTACTTGAGCCAATCGTGCCTCTATCAGGATCACGCAACAAACCTTGTTTGTTTAAGATTGCTGCTTGATAACTATGAATAGGTCTAGGCTGATTTGATAAGTCAGGTGAGCCACTCTGTTTACCGTTTGCATTATTAAATTCCGAGACAGGTAATCTTGTTGCGCCGCCGTAGCTCTTTGATTCTGGTCCGTTTGCGATAATATTATCAGTCGAGCCGATAGCAGGAACCATATGATTCAACCCTGTTTTAGGGATTGATCCAATGTAGTACCCGAAGTTAGGATCACCGTTTTCAAATACACACAATACTTCTGTGCCAATGTCAGGAGGTGTAGCCCAGAAACCATAGCTGTTTGGGTTACCAGAGTAAGTACCATTCGAATCTTTGCTTCCAGTATTCGGGGTATATCCAAAGAACGGGCTTAGGTAGTTCACTGTTACCCAACTATTTTTGTCGTCGGGATTGGTTCCTTTATATTTGTTAATAAAAACCTGAATTCTACCAGAGCGTGTGCTGTCGATATTGTTTTTAACAATGCCCTTCACAGGCATCTTTAGTAATGCCTGACCGCCACCGCCGTCTTGCATGTTACTAGGGGCACCTTTAGGTTGTAAATTATCTTCCATTTAGTTTCTACCTGTTATTTTCTTTTCGGTAATAGTGTTACCGGGTCACGCTGTACCGCATCTTTGTTAAACACTTGTGCTGCGGTTGAATACCCTTTACCGACTAATTTTTTATTAGCGTTTTCGTCTTCTGCTGTTGCAGGTGCTAATATAGGTTTGCCGTTGTCATGGTGTGTTGGTTTAGGCAAATCTAAACGTCTAGGATCAGTTTTAGCAAATGTAGACGTGGATCTTCCGCTAGTAATCGACCCTGCAGCTTTGCTAGGACTTTCTCTTGTCTGTGCATCTTGGGTTACTTTCGGCTTCATCCAACTAGACGGTGGTACACACAACTCTTTGAATTCTTGCGTGAATACACCTTTGCTGAATTTACTTTTAACTATGTTGACCATATAAATCATTCGACCTTGTAATTGCTTTTCTAATTCTTCATTAAATTTTGCAAATTGATAATTAGCCAATGGGGTCATTTTACCAGACTCGTCATAGTCGTGTACACTTTTCAAGTCAACTTCAATATATACAACACCTTTCACTGGATTCACTGGTGCTTCTTCTGAAATATTAGTAGATGACATTTCATCGAACGTACCATATGATGCTGTCATCAAAAAATCTGGATCCCCGTAAATTACTATGTTAGCTTTTATCTGGTCGTCAGGTGACATTAGCCATGCTTTTAGTGATGAGACTTCTTCTGATGTTCCAGGCAATTTGCCAGCAGTGTCTTGACCCATAGATGTAGTTAATACCATAGGTACACTGCTATTGTTCTTAACTTCACCTGTCGAGTACAAACTACCCACAGTATCGTACAGCGCATTGAATGTCATATTAAATGACATCATACCTTCATTCTGCCCAGTATACCAGTAGTTGAATATCTTAGCAGGACCTGCGTATCCAGTGTTGTTCGGGAAATATTCACTTCTGATGAAGGGAATTTCGTAGCTCGTTATATAGAAAGTTATTTCATACGCATTAGAATTAAGTCGAGTATCAAATTCAGGTAAATACTTTACTTGAGGCACGATTGTAAACCATACTAACTCTTTGGGCTTTGGGTTTGTGACACTAACATCCTCACCATCAGTTACCGGTTCTAATACTTCTTTGTTGACAACAGATAGACAATCAGTGATGTATGTACTCTGACTAACAACTTGTTCGATTGCTTGCATGATTCTCGTTCCTGCAGGTATCTGTATTGCTCGTTTGCTTTTACTAATAGTCGATGCGCCGCCTTTGTTTGCTTCTCTCACGTTCACTGCACCAGGAAGTCCATTCAATGGTGCTTGACTTGGTACATAATGATTCTTATCAACTAACAACGCATCACCAATGCCGCTCCTATCCTCAAATACAATGTTGTATTTGTTTGCAACATCTTTTTTCTTTGCTTTGACAAGTTCTTCTTCTTTTTTGTTTAAAATTTGAATAAGACTAGACGGGTCATTAACTAGTATATCACTGACAGTTGCGCCTGAAAGATTAATGTTTTCTTGAATAACAGAATGAAACTGACTCAAGCCGAGCTTCTCATTGATCGGAACAGCAGCGATTTGGTATCTTGTTACCTTGTTGTCTAGCTTAGTTGACATTTGTTGAATAGTGAACGGGTATGTCCGTTCGAACAATCCAGGATCATTTGTTTTGTTTATAGTACCCGGGGCTGACTGCGATGATGAGACTAAATTACCTTTGTCGTCATACCCATAGAATCTAATTACCATAAGATAGTGTTGGCTAACAGCCTGACCCAGAGTACCGGTTGGTCTAGGGGCGCGGTTATTTCCTACTTTTTCAGCGGCTTCTATTAGGTTCTTCAAGAATGTCATGCCGTAGGGTTCATAAATGTCAAATTTAAAGTTGTCCGTTACAGCTCCACTAAATTGCGATTCTTTGGGTGTTAGTGATGTTTCAATTTCTAAATTGTCGATAAAATAATCGAATTCAAATCCAGGTGCACGTAACCCGTCTGCACCCGCAGATTGTGCAACTACATACATACCGCTTTTGTCCCATACACCTGTATCCAAGTATGCAGAAAATGTAGCAGGGGAAATCATATACATTGTCAATCTATAGGTATAGCTAGAAAATTTACCTAAGGGGTTGTATGTTCGTCTGGGTGTTTTAAATCTATTTCTCTTTGCAACTGTTTCAGTGGGGATACTATCATCCGCAGTTGCCGGTTTTGAGGTTGGCTTTGGCTTAGGAGGTGCAGACAACACTTCTTTTTGATGCTTCAAATCTGCCAGCTTTGCTTCTAATTCTTTGATAGTTTGCTGATACCCTTCAGACTCTTTTTTAAGTTTCTCAATGTACGCTTGGTTCATTTGATACTTAGGGTCAACGTTCT